TAGAATCAACATTTACACAAATGGACTCGGTCAAAGCGCACATTCAATTCGTGCTTAATAAGGAGGTCGCAAGAGCTGCACTCGAGTCCAAGCCTCTGCCATGGGCCTAACCCCAACGAAAATAGCCCCTGTACCATTATTCCAAGGGGCTCAAATGATTCAGCGTCTGATCGCTCTCCTGTTCCTGAGCCGGGAGATCGCCCACCGGGAGCATCTACGCACCCGCAGCTTTTCCCAGCACATGGCCCTGGGCGAGTTCTACGAAGAGGTGGTGGAGAAGGCTGACGAAATCACCGAGGTGTACCAGGGCCGTCGTGGTGTGATCGATGAAATTCCGTACCTGCCGTACCCATCGTACACGGATGTCATTGACGCCATTGAACGCCAGCTCGCCGCGATCGAAAAGATTCGTTACACCGCCGTGCCCAAAGAAGAGACCGCCATCCAGAACCTGATTGATGAGGCCGTTGGATTGCATCTCAGAACCCTATACAAATTGCGGACCCTAAAGTAAGCGGTTACTCGCTATGTCTAAGGCCCCGGTTTTCCGGGGCTTTTTTTGGCAATCCCCAACGAAAATAGCCATGTCTTTTGTGCCGTGACAGCGGCTTCATTTCTGAAAGGTTCCGGGCAGATATGGACTTCCCTGTTACCGCATCTCGTTCAATTACGGACACAGAGCTCGAGACCATGCTCAACAAAGCGGCGGTCTACGGAGCGCGCAAAGCTCTTGCTGATATTGGCCTGCATGACCAGGAGGCCGCAACTGACGTCCGTGAACTCCGAAGTCTTTTGGACTCATGGCGTGATGCCAAGACCACAGCCTGGAAAACGATGATTGGGTGGATAACCAAAGGAGCTCTTGCGCTTCTGGCGTTTGCCCTTTGGCACCAGATGAGCCAGAAGTAAAGCGATCAAATGAAGTACTTGCTGCTGATCGTTGCTGTGCTGATTGTCGGCTGCGAAGACAGGTATCGCTACCCATGCCAAAACCCTGACAACTTCTACAAACCTGAGTGCCAAAAGCCCAAATGCCTGTTCACGCAGATGTGTCCTGAATACTTGGTTGCTCCGGTCCTGGAAAAGCAGGTCCCCCAAAATGCCCCAACACAACAGCCCGACCCCACGCCTAACCGTTGACGAGTACGAAGTCCGCATCTGGGGCTTTGTAGTCATTATGGTCACGTTGATCCTGGTGTTCATTGTGGTGTCGTTGCTCTACTCTGTCACGTTCGTGACGCAGCCGATCAAGTCGATGGCGCCCATCGACCAGGCGTACACCAAGATGCTCAACGACATTGTGCTGCTGATCGTCGGCGGTATCGGCGGGATCATGTCCAAGCGTGCGGTCAAGGCTGCGGCCAATGCAATTGCCGGCCCAATGCAGCCTCCAATGCTTTACAGTGCGCAACCCGTGGGTTTACAAACACAGGGGTATCAGCAACCCATGGGTTTACAACAGCCATTCCAGCAACCCGGTCAGGCGCCCAATTTCAATTGGATGAACTTCAACAATGCCCAGTTGGATGAGTCATGGACGCCGGGACCGACACCGACAACGCCTCCCAATTATTTGCATCCCGAGCGCGAAGAGATCGCCATGGAGCGTGCGGCAGCAAGGAGTGAAGAATGAGCCTGTTCAATCCTTATGTGCTTGTTGGTGCCATCCTCGTTTTGCTGGGGTCTTATTTCTACGGTCATCATGCGGGATGGTCTGAGCGTGATGCCGAGATGCAATCTGAGATTGCCAAGAAAAATGAAGAGTCCCGCCAGACCGAACAGAAACTCACGGAACAGGTTAATCAAGCCGCAACCAAACTTCAGGAGGCCAATGATGTTGTCACTCAAAAACAAACTGCTTTGGATCGTGCCATTCGCGCTGGTCGGGTGCGGATCTCCACAGGTTGCGTACAATCCACCCCAAATCCCACCACTTCTACCGGAGATCGGAACCAAGCGGGAAGCCAATCTAACGGACCGGCTGACCAAGCTTCTGATGCCGAACGAGCAACCCTCGCAGCCATCGCAGAAATAGTCGCTCAGGGCGATCGCAATACACAGCAGCTCAACACTTGTATCGACGCGTTCAACAACTTGCGGGAGAACATGAATGGTCAACGCTGATGAATTGAGCAAGCTGGGTATCGGCCCTCAATGGGTTGACCCTTTGAACGAGACCTTCAACAGGTTTGGGATCAACTCGAATGTGCAGCAGGCAGCGTTCATTGGTCAGTGCGGTCATGAATGCGGAAACTTCCGTATCCTTGAGGAGAACTTAAACTACCGCGCCGCCACGCTGATGAAGCTGTGGCCCAATCGTTTCCCCACTCAGGAGATCGCAAATGAATATGAAGGAAATCCTAAGAAGATTGCTAACATGGTTTACGCCAACCGAATGGGTAATCGTGATGAGCGTTCTGGTGACGGTTATCGTTTCCGAGGCAGAGGTTGCATTCAACTGACTGGCTCAACAAATTACTTCAATGCTGGCAAAGCACTTGGCGTGGACTTCTGGGCTGACCCGGACCTGGTTGCTACGCCCAAGTACGCAGCCCTGACAGCGGGTTGGTTTTGGTCAACCCACAACTGCAACCAGCTTGCATCCGCCCAAGACTGGACTGGCCTGACCAAAAAGATCAACGGCGGAACCATCGGTTTGCAAGACCGGATTCATCAAACCCAGATTGCAATGGGAGCATTTGACGCTTCCTCTGCTATGGCGTAACACCAAGGAAAATCGTATGGCTACCAAATGGATTCAGAAAGCAATCAAGCATCCCGGAGCTCTGCACAAAGAGCTGGGCATTCCGGAGGGAAAAAAGATCCCCGAAAAGGTCCTTGAGAAGGCTGCAAAGCAACCAGGCAAGCTGGGTCAGCGTGCCCGTTTGGCGGAAACCCTAAAAGGTATGAGGAAAAAATGAAAGCATCAGACATCAAGCGCGAAAGCGGCAAGTTGCAATACCGCGGCCATGAGTTCCCCGGCTTCAACAAACCCGTCAATGCGCCGGCTGGCGACAGCCACAAGAAGATGGTCCTCGCAAAGAAAGGCGACGAGGTCAAAATGGTGAAGTTCGGATTGCGTGGAATGCAAGATTTCACCCAGCACCACGACGAGAAACGCCGCGAGAATTACCTGGCTCGATCTGCCGGGATCAAGGACAAGAACGGGAACCCCACCAAGAATGACCCGTTCAGCGCCAATTACTGGGCGCGCCGAGAGCTTTGGTGAGATGGGGGTTTTGGTATGAGTGCAATCGTCGTCAAACAATTCGGAGGCCTGAAGCCGATCGTCAGCGCACGTTTGTTGGCGACGTCTGAGGCTCAAGTGGCCAGCAACGTCAAGCTGGTCTCTGGGTCGCTTTTGCCTATGAAGGCTACGACGACACTTCAGCCTCTTCAAAGTACATCGCCAGTCTCGATCTACCGCTACGGCACCAGTTCAAACGAATCCAACTACTGGCTTGAGTTTGGCCAAGACACCGACGTCATTCGATCCCCGATCGCTCAGGATCAGTACGATCGACTGTACTGGACCGATGGTAACAACGTCCCGCGCTACGCCCCCAACAATATGATCTTGCAAGCCGGTAGTGGCCCGTATCCACGCGCCAGTTACCTGCTTGGTATTCCTTCTCCTTCCGCTCCAACGCTGTCAAACACCACGGCGCCAGGCACCGGAGACACTCCGGAGACCAGGGCTTACCTGGTCACGTACGTTTCTGCGTATGGAGAAGAGGGTCCGCCGTCTAATGCTTCCGGCCTGGTCACGGTGAAGCCTGGTACGTCGGTCACTGTCAATCTGCCTGGCGGTCCTGTCGGCGCTTACAACATTACCCTCAAGCGCATCTACCGCACATCAACGGTTGGCAATAAAGCGCAATGGCAGTTCGTTGCCGAGGTGCCGGTTGCAACCAGCTCGTACGACGACAGCAAGGCGCAAGCCGACCTTGGCGAAGTTATGCCGTCCACCAACTGGTATGCGCCTCCAGCCGGACTGAAAGGTCTTCGGTTGATGGCAAACGGTGCGGCTGTTGGCTTTGTTGGCAGGACCGTATATTTCTCTGAGCCGAACCTTCCGCATGCATGGCCGCACCAGTATCCGATCGATTACGACATCGTCGGCATCGCCACGTATGGGCAGTATGTGGCAGTTCTGACAACCTCGTTCCCGTACCTGTTCCAGGGTGTTGACCCTGCCGCCATGAGCTCGAGCAAGCTTACGCTGCCGCAAGCTTGTGTTTCCAAACGATCTATCGTTGAGACCGGCAACGGCGTGATTTACGCATCTCCTGACGGCCTGGTGGAGATTGGAACTCGTAACGACGTCATCACTAGAGGACTAATGCACCGAGACCAATGGCAAGCGTATACGCCATCGTCGATGCAATCGTACACGTACAACGGTCGTGTCCATTGCTTGTACAACAACGGCGCTCGCGGGACCTTGGTGTTTGACTTTACTGGGCAGGGCGCGACATTCACAACCAGCGACGTCAACACTGTCTCTGAAGTGTCGGCTGCGTTCTATGACGCCACAATCGACAAACTGTACCTGGTTCAAAGCGGGAACATTGTCAGGTTCGACGACGGATATCTGCTTCCGTACGCCTGGAAGAGCAAACAGTTCCGCCTTGACTTTCCAACCAACTTTGGTTTTGGACAAGTCAACGCTTACCAATATCCGGTGATAATGAAAGTCTTTGCTGACGGAGTAATGGTTGCTGCAAAAGTGGTGCAGAACAACAACCAGTTCCGTTTGCCTTCCGGATTCCGTGCCTACGAATGGGCCTTTCAGATCGAGGGAACTGCTGAAGTCATCGAAGTCTCAATTGCTCAAAGCACGGAAGAATTGAAGTCAGTATGAGCCGCGAAACACTTGTTGCAGCCATCCCAGACGTACGTGATGACAACGTCACGGAGGTGCTTCGCGCCATCAAGAATGTGCTCCAGGTTCGTGAGGGACATCTTGGTGATCCATTGGATCAAAACGTAACACTGCGCGATCTTTCTGATTTGAATGTAGTGACGTCAGGTGGCGCCACAACGCTGACCAATGGAACGGTGGTTTTGGTCCGTAACCCCGCCGTCTTGGATGATGGATACAACCCGACTAAAGATCTGACGACGCCTCCAGCCCCAACAGGATTAACCGCATCCCCCACGTTTACCAACGTGTACCTGGCTTGGAACGGAGCTCCGTATCGCAACCATGCGTACACGGAGATCTGGCGAGCAACTACCAACAATTTGGGGAATGCAGTCCTTGTCGGTCGGAGCAATACCAACCTGTATGCCGATGCAGCCCAGGAAGGGCAGACGTACTACTACTGGATTCGGTTTGTTTCGGTAGCCAATGTCACCGGACCTTACAACTCAACCTCCGGCACCTCCGCAACTACTGCCACCAACCCGGCCACGTTAGTCACTTTGTTGACTGGGCAAATTACCGAGTCTCAACTGTATTCCTCCTTGGCCACTCGCATCAGCCTGATCGACGCTCCGGCGTCTGTTGTTGGATCAGTGGATAATCGGCTTGCCATTGTTCAGGCTCAGGTCAATGACTTGCTGAATACCCCTCAGTACAGCAACACGGTTTCGTATGCGTCCGGGTCTGTTGTCACTTACAACGGCGGTTTGTATCAAGCCAATCAATCCACAGTCGGTCATCTTCCTACTGACACTACGTACTGGACAAAGATTGGAGATTACTCATCGCTTGGGGGCGCCGTTGCGGCCCAGGGCACACAGATCTCAACGCTGACGACCAATCTTTCCGCGGAGGTATCTGATCGGAAAACTTTAGCATCTCAAGTCAATGACCCGACGACAGGGTTGCCAGCAACCAGAGCCAGCCTAAACACAAACTATTACACCAAATCTGGTACAGACTCAGCCATCGCCGCATCGGCAACTACTCTGACGTCCAACTTCAACAGCACGTTGACTGGTTATGTTACGAGCGCCAAGCTGACGCAGGATTACTACACCAAGACAGATACGAACAGCGCAATCTCTGCGGCGACCTCTAGCTTGGTGTCGAGCACCTCTCTCGCAACCACGCTGGTCAACTACGTCACCAACTCGACGCTTACCAACCAGTATTACACAAAGACCGACACCAACACTGCGATCTCGAGCGCCACCTCGGGCCTTGTGTCGAGCACGGCACTTACCACCGCGTTGCAGAGCTACGTCACCAATGCAGCGCTGACCAGCAACTACTACACAAAGACCGACGCTAACACCGCTATCTCGAGCGCCACGTCTGACCTCGTATCGACAACTGCGCTCACCACCGCATTGTCAAGCTACGCGACCAACGCAACGCTGACTACCAACTATTACACCAAGACCGACACCGACAAAGCCATCTCTTCCTCGACGTCAACTGTCAACGCTCGACTGAACGTGAATGGCGACGTCTATTCGTCCATCGTTGCAGCTCAGAACACAGCCTCTGCAAAGAGCGCGTCGTTCGTTCAGTCTGCCACTCCCACGGCAACAAAGGTTGGTGATCTGTGGATCGACACTGGCAACGGCAATCTGTTGAAGCAATGGAACGGTGTCTCATGGGTTGCCGCTGACGATCAGAGGGTTGGCTCCACCGCATCAAGCGTCACACAGATTTCCTCGCGCCTGAACAACGTCACTGGCTCAAACAACGGCGTGACGATGGAGCAACAGTTCTATACCAACGCCAGTCAGATCGGTGGACTGCAAGGTCAATACACCGTCAAGATCGATAACAACGGATACGTGACAGGATTTGGCCTTGCCAGTATTTCCAACAACGGCACGCCTACCTCGAGCTTTATTGTTCGCGCCGACAGCTTCTCGATCTCGAATCCAGGCGGGCCGTCGATTCAGCCGTCCACTCCGTTTATTGTTCGCACCACCGGCACGACAATCAATAATGTGTACGTGCCGCCCGGTGTCTATTTGTCCGATGTGTTTATTCAGAACGGCACAATTACCGACGCGAAGATCGCCACGTTGACAGCAGACAAGATTACCACCGGAACGTTGAACGCCTCGGTGTCCGTCAACACGGGCTTGATCTATGGCGGCGTTAGCGACGTTGGGTATGCCATCGGGACCTCTAACTTCGGTACGGGATTTCTGCTCGGTAGTTACGGTGGCGCGTATCAATTTTTTGTTGGATCTCCAACTCAAAACGTTTCTTGGAATGGATCAAGCCTGAACATTAAAGGCGTCGTGTACGCCCAAGCCGGGGCAATTGGTTCAAACATCATTGACACGAATGGCATTCATTCGTCGAACTACGTGTCTGGATCTGCTGGCTGGGCGCTTAACAATAATGGTTCTGCCGAGTTTAGCAACGCCATCATGAGAGGGATGGTCAACGGCGGGAACTTTACCGCGTATGCTTGGCCGTCGTCTGGCACCGGATTCCATCTAAGCTCCAGTGGCTTGCTGCTCGGTAACGCTAACACATCCAGCTACTTTCAAGTGACTGGGGACGGAAATGTCTACACCCCGAACTTTAGCGTTATCAATGGTTCCGCAACCTTTTCTGGCCTTTTGTCCGCTGCCAAAATTGCCGTTGGAACCAACACAAATTCAGTCAGCTTTATTGATGTTGGCTCATCAAGTGTTGACTTGTCGTCTACTGCGTCCGGATATTTTCAATTTACCGGCGACACGTCAAGCTGGTATACAGATGCATACGGCGACGTGTATTTTTTGGGGGCCATTAAAGCCACATCGAGCAACGTTCAATTTACTTGCGGTGATGGATCAGTAAACAAACCGAACAGAGTAAGAAGTGGTACGGTCAGATTCATTGTCAGCTCGACCGGAAGCGTGGACGTGTATCTAAGCATCTGGTATCGAGTTGGATCTTATGGGACTTTCGGAAATTGGCAATTTCTTGCCAGGTCGATTGAACCGCAAGACAGTTATGGCGCGTGTGCAACAAGCGCGTTGCTGGAGATCAATATGAGCTATGGATCGACGGTTCAGTTCGGAATGTCGGCTTGCGATCAAAACGGTAATTTTGCAAACTATGGCAAGACTTACATCTACGATGGCAATATGACGGTTTTTGCGGCAAATTTCTAATGAACAACATCGATCATAAAACTCAAGAGGTGGTGGCCGTCGTAGTCAACGGAGACGGCACTTTGAACTACGAAGTGCGAGAGCGCAAGACGCCACTCGATGTCAGCACACAGCACAACCAGGCCATCACTGATCAGCAGTGGAAGGCGATTCGGCAGGACAGAAACAAATTACTTACAGCATCTGACTGGGTGACCGCCAAAGCTTTTGAAGCAAATGTTTCTGTTCCGCCTGAGTGGTCCGTGTACAGGCAAGCGTTGCGTGACATCACGAAACAAAGTAATCCATTCAAAATTGAATGGCCGAAGCCTCCTGAGTAACGCGACCCCCACCTAAAATCGGTCCATGCTGAAGGTAAGACGCGCCATCGAAGCAGACCGGCTACCGGTCTTCAAGATGTGCGTCTTCATGCACCGAGAGACGGATTTCCGCCACTTCGAGCTGAACCCAGAAAAGCTTCTGGATGGCGTGGGCAATTGGATCCATGGACATGCCATGTTCGTTGTTGAAGATGGTGACAATGTGGTTGGAATGCTGGCCGCGAACGTCCGGGAAACCTGGTTCGGTCCTGAGTCCTTCGCATCGGAAGAGCTCTTCTACGTCATACCAGAGTACCGGGGTACTCGGGCGGCATTTCTCCTGATGAAGGCTTACATGTCCTGGGCCAAAGAACAGGGCTTGAAACACATCAGGGCCGGTGTCGCAACCGGTGGCGCTCCTGGAGCCGAACGGCTTTATGAGCACTTTGGTATGCAACGTATGGGTGGGAATTACGTATCCCATCTGACAAGGAGTTAATCATGTGTTGTGGCGGCGGAGCACCGGCTCCAGATCCAGCAATCGGTCAAGCGGCAGCGGCAAACGCCAAAGTCTCTGCCGACGCCCTTGACTTTTACAAGGGCATTTACAACAACGATATTGCCCCACGCGAGGCTGCTGACCAGGCTCTGAGAACACGCCTGACTGATTCCATGACTGCAAACATGGATCAACAGACGAAGATCGGTGCCGAGCAATACCAGCGTTACAAAGACATCTACGCCCCGGTCGAAGACCAGTCGGCCAAGGACGCGATGAACTATGACTCGCAGGATAACATCCAGCGCCGGTCAGGTATCGCAGCCGCCGATGTCAACCAACAGTTTTCAAATGCTGCCGGACAGAACGCTCGACTTCTTTCCCGCTACGGCCTGAACCCCAACAGTTCTGCTTTTGCCCAGACCAATGCCCAGCTTACCAACCAGCAGGCTCTTGCTTCTGCTGGAGCTGAGACCGGTGCGGCCTTCGACACGATGGACAAGGCAATTGCATTGCGTGCTGGAGCTGCCCAGACGGGTCGTGGCTTGACCAACACCGCTCTTGGCGCCTTCTCTGGGGCAACGAATACAGGATCTGCTGCTGGCAATGTATCTGCCCAGGGCATGGGCGTAGCAGCCCAGGGCGCCGGCGTCATGGGCCAAGGCTTCAACACCGCTATTTCTGGCAACCAGTCCGCAGGTAACTTGTACTTGGGTCAGTACGGCGCTCAGATGCAGGGCTACGCCGCAGACCAGGCTGCTATTGGCGGGTTGTTTCAGGGCCTCGGCATGGCTGCTGGAGCCAGCAAAGGATTTGGCTTCTTCAAAGACGGTGGTCACATCGACGTTCGCGGTTTGCGTATGGAACACGGCGGAAAGGTCGATGGTCCTGGCGGTCCGATCGACGACAAAGTTCCGGCCATGTTGTCGGATGGCGAGTATGTCATTCCGGCTGATGTCGTCAAAGCCAAGGGCGTCGAGTTCTTCGACAAACTCAAAGAAAAATATCACACCCCTGCTGTGTTGCAACGCCGCGGGATTGGGAGAGCATGATGGCTGGACTCGGTGGAATCGGTGCCGCAGTAAGCGGATTGGCGCAAGGCGTTGGCCAGGGACTGAAGCTTCGTAACGACATGGAGGACGCGCAAGCCAAGCGCGACTACATGGCTAGGCAGGGCAATCTGCTCGACCTTCAAGCCAAGGCGGAGGAAGAGAAACAAGCCGCAGGAACGTACGCCAAAGACGTCACGGCAGGCTACTACTCGGGCAACACCGGGCTCGGGTTTACCCGCAACGAAGACGGCTCGTACGACCCGCAGAACCCCGCCAACATCAATCGTTACTACGACCTGTCCCGTCAGTCCGCCGCCCGTTTTGCCGCAGCACACGGCCAAGATCCAAACGCAGCGATTGCCATGGTTGACAAGCTTCAACAAAATAAGTACGCCGAAGGCGTATCTCGAGCTGCCGCCGCATATGGAATGGGCGATCTTGAACAAGGCGACGCCCTGATGCGCCAGGTCTCTTCGCTCAGCGGCATGACCAAGAAATTCGTTGGCACTGAGCAAGATCCTGCTAACCCCGGCATGGTTCGCGTTAGGTACGCCGACAAAGATGGCAAGGAGTCCACCTCCAGCCCCATTAAGCTGGACGACCTGGCAAACAAGTGGATCCCGTTTGCCCTCGATCCTGCCGCCGCATCGAACCGTGATCTTGCTGAGCGCAAGCTGAAGCAAGAAGATCGTCAACTCACGATTATCGACCAGCACTACCAACGCGCCGACAACAACGACGCCGGCAAGAACCTCATCACACAGCAGCATTACAACGACTGGTACAAGGTTCAAAAGGAAAACGTCAAAAACGAGGCCACGAAGATTGGTTTGATGGCGGACCAAGTGGGTTTGGCGAAAGTGGAGTCCGCTACCTCCACAGCTCTCAACCAGCTCTCTACTTTGGTTGGGTTCAACCCCAAGTTCGATGCCACCAAGGCGTCGGAGACCGACATCCTCAAGCAAGAGATTGCTGGGGCAAAGCTGCAATCTGGCGCGTTCCTCCAGCAGCAAGGCGGCTTCGACAAGAACGGATTCAAGATTACCTCTGCCGAGGCTGCAAACCTGGCTCAGCAAGCGTACTCGCCAGAGAATCTGGTCAACGCCAAGCAGACCAAAAACGGCATGTACTACGTTGATGTCAACGGCACCGCCGTGCCGATCATTGGCTTCAACGAAAACAAGCGAGCTGCCCTGCAAAAGCAGCTTGGCCAGCAACCAGCCGCGTCAAATGCAAATAGTGGCGCACCCGCAAAGATGGGCATCACAGGCCCGGACAGCACCAAGTACATCCGAGAAAAAAGTCCTCGAGGTGGATGGGTATACACACCAAGTCCTCGCGGATTGACGATGGATCAATACAAGCAGAATGATCAAGCCCAATAAGTAAGCAGGTGAACCATGGCCCTGATTCAAGATCCGCTGGAGGGGCCGTTGTCAGGCCCGGAGCGTAACAACCTCTACAAGACCGCTGACGAAGCGTTAGACGATCTACCCTCCAAGCGCGGAATCTCAGTCCCAACGCAGGGCGTTCAGGTTGCTGACGCCACATCTTATCTTCGTGGACTTGGGTTTGGCGGTGGCCAGACCAAGAGCGACGTAAGCTCTGGCGATTCAGCTTGGGCTGCTGCTTTGACCGGAAACGGTTCCGCATCAGCCACCGCCACTGGCGGTGGTGACGATGCCTGGGCTCGAGCTCTGACCGGCCAAGGTCCTGCCCCCGCGGAGCAGGGCAACTTCTCTCGCGGTCTGTCGGTGTCTGGCAAGCAGCTTAAGCAGACTGCTTACGGCACGGCGGCGCTGATCGGTGACACGGTTGGATCTGACAAGCTGCGGGAATGGGGTCTTAAAGGCTATAAGGACGCAGAAAACGAAGTTCAAGCGATCTCGAAAGAATCGGATTCGTTCAGCAATGCAATTCAATCAGGCGAAATTGGCAAGTGGCTCTCTTACAGCTCGGGTTATCTCCTTGGGCAGGTGGGCGAGCTCGGTGTCGCATCGCTCGCCGGAGCTGCTCTGGGCACTCTTGCTGCTCCTGGTGGCGGCACTATCGCTGGCACGGTTGCTGGCGCGGTGGAGAAGGGTGCTGTTGAAACGGGTGTGAAGAGCTTCGTCGGCAAGATGATCGACAAGCAAGTTACCGCCAACGTGGCGCGTGGCATGACCGAGAAGGCGGCTGCTGAGTCTGCCGTCAAGACTGTCTACGGAACGATCGGCGCAACCACTGCCAACACTTTCCTGAACGCAACGCAAGAACTGGGCTCGATCTACGGCGATGCCGTGGAACAAGCGGCTCTGACGGGCAAGGAATACTCCCTGGGCAAGGTTTGGCTGTCGGGCATTATGGCCACGGCAGTGGATTCCTGGGCGGACTCCAAGTCTGTCGGCAAAGTAATGGACGCTTTTAAGGGGGGCGGCGGTGTCGGCGGTATCGCTATGGAAGCCTTCAAGGGTGGCTTCCGTGAGGGCATGACCGAAGGCATCCAGACCGCGATCGAACGCTGGGGCGCAGACAAGGATCTGACCAGCCAGGAAGCCTTCAAGGATTACATCGACTCAGCCGCCGTGGGTGTGCTGGGTGGATCGGTCTCTGGTGGTGGTGCTGCCACCATCAAGAAAGCCTTCAGCCCCAACGAGAAGCCCAAGGCTGAACCAGAGCTGACCAAAGACTTTGAATCCACCAAAGACACGGCTCAGCCTAACCTCGAGGCCCCAGTCTCCATCCAGCGCGAGGAGCTTGTCTCCATCTTGCGTGACCCGGATGCGATGGCCTACCTGTACAGCAAAGCCGACGACGCGGGCAAACTGGCCATCGAGAAGGCCGTAGAGCGAGCTGGATCAATCGATCAGTTCAGCGCTGTCAAAGGCCAGGCCGATGCCATCAACAAGGGTCAGGCGCAGTTCTCTGAGTTCCCTGAGTACGAGGCCGCTCTGGATGGCGCTATCGTTGGATACGCCAAAGGAGCCGGACTGAATGTTCAGAAGTCCAAGACTGAAACGCAACCTACAAGTACCGAAAACACCCAGCAAACGCAACCTATGGGTGACGATGGCCTGCGCTTCAGCGCCGTGTCCCGCACGCCCACTGTCAAGGATCTGCCTGGCGCGATTGGTCGCGTGATGGAGGCCCTAGTTGAGCGCGGCTATCACGATCTGCCTGGCATCTCTGAGCAGGTGATGACTCGCATGCGAATGAACGACCAGTGGGGAGCGCTGGCTGACAAGGTCACGCCCAACATGCTGCGCATGGCGTACATGAAACTCCAGTTCCCGGAGAAACAATCGCCTGCGCAGGTCAACGCCATCAAGACTGACGAGCTCCAGGGCATCATCGCTCGCAAGCCAGAAACTACCGAACGAGTACAGCAGCAGCCGGCCACGCCTTCCCAGTTTGGTGAAGCTACTGGCGCAATGAAAGGCGGTCTGGCCGAGACCACGATCGATACGAACCTCGATGAACCCGGCGACAAGGGCATCGCCGCCGACGAGGTGGAGTACGACAACTACCGTGCTCAACAACAGAAACCGGCACGCAAACCGATTTCTCCATCCAGGCTTACTCCTGCGTTGCGTGAATACATTGGCTCAATGCGTCCTGCTGACCAGAAGGAAGCGTTGCTCACCCTGGGCGGCAAGACCGATGAAGAGCTTGCTCAGTTTGAACAAAGAATTGTTGCTTCAAAACAACAGAAGCAGCAGGCTGACGAAGAGGCTCAGCGCGGCAGGACTGGCGAGCTGGATGTAGAGGTCGAGGCCGAGAAGCCAGTGGCCGGCATCAACGAGTTCCGCCAGAAGGTGGACAACATCGTCTCCATGCGCTCGGAGACTCAGTTCCTGCGCGACACCGTGGCCAAGATGCAGGCTGCGCTGGACGAGATCGATCGTTCCTTTCGGGGCAACCGTACGTTTGAAGAAAACGGCAAGGTGTACGAGGCCGTGGACGACGCAGATGAGAACGCCTACATCTGGTCGAACATGGGGATGGGGAAGGATCTGCCGCAAGAGAAGCTGATGGCTTTGCGCCGTAAGCTGGTGGAAGAGATCCGTGAAATGCAGTCTCGCTCCGTCCAAGGCCGGGCTGACATGGTCAAGAACTCACTCAAACGTATTGAGTACGACCTCTCGATCGCTCGAGCTCAAGCCCTGCGGTCCGGCCTGCCGATGGAGGAAGTGGACAAGGTCTACGACCCTGCCCGTGACTCCATCATTTCAATGATGCGTGAGGTGCAGGGCAAGAACAAGGTCAAAGAAGAAGTACAGACCGAGGATAACAGTCCTTTGTCGAACGCCGTTCAAAGCGACTTCTACGAGTCCGACAAGGCAGTACGTAACTTGGTGGCTGGCGTCAAGGATGGCTCGATCAAGGCGTCTGACGCTGTGATGTCCGCTGTGCGCGGCATCCGCAACGGCGACTTCACCTATTCCGAGCTGCTCCAGGTCATGCGTGAGAGCGGTGTTGACGTTCCTCACAACATCATGTCTCTGGCTGGTCATGTGTCGATGACCAAGCGGATGCTCGATTACGTCAAAGAGAACAAGTACAACCAGTTCTTCCGTGAAGCCTGGCTGCGCTCGATGGACGCCATCACGACGCAGTTCCCGCAGTTGCTGGAAGGCAACTCCTTCACCGATGGCGAACGCTTGGCGCTTGAAGAGTTCCGCCAGAAGCGTGCTGAGCTCCGCTCTGCAACCAAGGTCAACGAAACCATGCAGCACTCCAACGACGCTGAGCAAGCGTTTGATGGTCTGCTGTTCATGGACTACACCCTGGGCCGTCTGCGTGGCGACATGGTGAACACCCGCGACATGGAAGCGCTCAAGGATGTGTACGGGGATCCTGTTGAAACATGGTTTCAACACGTTGCTTTTGCGTTACAAACCCGTCCCGATCTGCGCAACCAGATCACAGAGATGCTCAAGCCTGAAGATCTGGCTGAGTTCAAAGAATGGCTGCAACGCAAAGAAGACCAGGTTTTGACGGACGCCAAGGTCAACGCTAAGGCGCCGTACTTCCAGGCGCTGTCTCGCATGGCGTACCTGCCGGAGGACGTGTTCGACCGCTTCCGTGAGCAGCTCTCAATCAGCCAAGCGCATGAGGCCGAGAAGATCGTCGCCAATGCCCACAAACTGAACGAAGCCATAGGCTCCAAGCGCATCTCCGAAGAGGATCTTGAGCTGATCGTTTCCGATTACATGGACCGCGCCAAACTTGACAGCGATCTCGAGCTCGAGGTTGACGGCACGATGGGTCGTGAGACAGCGCCGATCGACATGCGTGACGAGAGCGTTGAAGACCTTGCCAACACGGACGAAGGTTTCGACTTTGCGCGTGACGAAGGCGACCCGGAAGATCTGTTCTTCAGCCGTGGATTCTTCAGCGGAGTACTGACTGCGGCGCAGGTACAGTCTGTTGTTGCCAAGATCATCAACCGTTGGCGTTCCGCCCCGCAGATCACTGTGGTGCAAAACGCCACGATGCTGCCCGAGCCCCTGCGCTCCAGGGTGCTGGAGAAGGCTGGCGACAAGGTCGATGCTCGCGGTCTGTTCGATTCCGAAACTGGCCATGTGTACCTGTTCTCGGATCACATCGGCAGCGAAGCTGATGCCCAGTTCGTTTTGTTCCACGAAACCTATGGCCACTTGGGTCTGCGTTCATTCCTGGGTCCGAAGTTTGATGCGTTCCTGGAACAGATGTACCGCATTTATCCTGCGGTCCGCTCAGAGGTAGACGCCAAAATCGAGGCCGGCATGGCTCGTCTCGAGGCGATCGAAGAAGTCCTGGCCGACATGGCTGGGGAAAACCCTGATGTCGGACCTGTCAAGTCGTTCATCGCTCGCATCGTTGTTGGCTTGCGAGAGATTGGGTTGAATCGGGTGGCGGATTGGATTGCCAACATCTCCAACGTCGAGCTCTCGTACTACCTGGCTGGCGCTCGAGAAGCAGCTGAGAACGGTGGCTACATCGACAACGGCGCTCCTGGCGTCGTGCGCTTCTCCGAGGCTCAGCAACACGAACGTCTGTCCGAAATGTTCTCCCTGCGTGGCGACAAGACCACGGCGTTTGCCCGTTTCAACCCAGTCACCCAGACCTGGTTTGTCTACCTGGCCAACGGCGACGACATTCGCGCTGACAACAACACGGCGTTGGTGAGCGAAAACTACGCCGACGTCCTCAAACTTATGCGCAGCAAGGGCACGGTCGAGTTCCGCAAGCGTTCTGGTGTGATCATCCAGGATCGCAACGCCAGTGACTTTGTCCGCATGCCGCAGACCCAAGATCTGACCGGCATGAAAGCCTGGATGCGCAGCATGATCACAAAGTTCCAGAACGAGTACCGTCCGGTGTTCGATCTGGTCAACGCGATGAAAGCTGCTGGTCGTCTGTCCGAGCGCATGGATATTGCTGATGCGCTGACCCGCTACGAGCGCAAGACTGCCGCCATCCTGGATGAGTTCCGTCGTCGCTTCGCCCGTCCGATCGAATCACTGGTGGAAGAGGCTGGCAAGCAGGGCGCCAACCAGCAGATCATCGACCGCTATCTGTTGGCCAGCCACGCCGAAGAACGCAACAAGCAGATCGCTCGCATTAACGAGAAGTACCCTGACGGCGGATCTGGCATGAAGACCAAGGTGGCTGAGCGCTACCTAAAGCAGCTCGAGAAGCAGCCGTACTGGCAGACGCTGGAAGAGATTGGCCGCATCACCGATGAAATCAGCGCCAAGAAGCTGAAGTACCAGCTTGACACCGGCATGATCACCGCCAAGCAGTACCAAGCGATGCAGGTGTACAAGCACTACGTCAACCTGTCCGGTCGTTCTGACCTGAAGCTGGACGAGTTTGACGATCCGATGATGCTGGCTGGCGGATCCAAGTTCAACGTCAAGGGCAAAGAGAAACGTGCCATGGGTCGTGCCTCTGAGGCCACTGACATCCTGGCTCGCACCATGCTCGGCATGGAAGCGGCGTTGATCCGTGGTCAAAAGAACCAGGTTGCCCAGCGTGTTCTCGCGTTCTTTGAAGCCAACTACGATCCCAATTTCGCCACCATCAACAAGATCGCCTACAAGCAGGTGATCGGTGAAGACGGCATGGTGACGGAGAAGGAAGACGAGAACTACTACGGCAACAAGAACGTGATGGTTGCCAAGATCAACGGCATCCCCAACACGATCGAGTTCAAGGACACCAGCCCCAACAGCTTTGCCGAGGCCATTCACGGTGTCGTTGGCTACCGTGACCAGAACGCCGTGCTTGAACAGCTGGGCAAGTTCAACCGCCTGGTTGGTCAGATGCTGACCACATACAACCCAGTGTGGGGTGCGGTCAACTTCATCCGTGACGTTCAGACAATGTTCTTCAACGCCGCTGCTGACGGTCGCTTGACCAAAGCCCAAGCCGCAGCAATGGTGCAAGCTATTCCTTCAGCCATGAAGACTGCGTTCTACATGGCCAAGACGGAGAACCTGAAGCAGACCGGCATCAATCCAGATCCGGAGATGATCCGACTGTACCGCGAGATGAAACTCAACGGTGGTCTGACCAGCTTCTTGAATCGCAAGGACATCCAGTCCCAGGTCGAAGATCTTGACAAGATGCTGGGCGAGCGTGGCCGGTTCCAGAACGCACAGGACAAGGTCAAGGGTGTGTTCGATTGGATCGAGCACAACATGTCTCTGCCGATCGAAGTGGCTCCCCGTCTGGCTGCATACAAGGTCATGCGCGAGAACGGCTTCAGCATCGCTGAGGCTGCTCGGTTTGCCGGTGAGATCACCGTCAACTTCAACATGCGTGGATCGAGCCAGGCAGCGCGTCAGCTCTACCTGTTCTTCAACCCCGCGGTGCAAGGTTCTGCCAAGCTGCTCAGCCTGTTTGGCACCTTGGATCATGACTACAAACTGAAGTTCAAGACCAAGGGCTTTGCCTATGCCGCCGCATGGATCGGTGTTGGCGCATTGATGAACCTGGTTGGTCGTGCCATTGGTGACGACGACGAGGCTGGCCGCAACGCTCTGGACAAGGTCCCGACTTGGAAGCGAGCCACCTCCATGGTGTTTGCTCCCGACACTCCTGGCGGCGCGATCCCCATTCCGTACGGATGGAACGCCTTCTACGCCATGGGTCACTTCATGATGGACAGCCTGCTTGGCATCCAACCTTTGAGCGTGACTGCTGGTCGTATCGCCAAGACCACGGTCGAATCGTTCGCCCCCCTGGGTACGGCTGGATTTGACTCTAGCAGCATCGCTGGCGTGGCTCTCAAGGGCGTGGCTCCAACCGCAGCCCTACCGATCGTCGAATGGGTGATGAACGAGAACCGATACGGCGCTCCAATCCGTCGTTCTGACAGCATGTTTGGTGGCGCCAAGTTGCCAGACAGCTCGATGGCGTTCCGCTCCGTCAACCCGCTTTCCGACGCGGCAATGAAAGGGCTCAACGAAATCACCGGCGGAAACAAGTTCAAGTCAGGCGCAGTGGACATCAACCCTGCGGCGGTGGACTTCATCGTGAACTCGTACATGCCTGGCTTCATCAACGAGTCGTACAAGGGCGTTGGCATGGCGGCAAGGATTGCTCGAGGCGAAGAGGTAAAGAACACTCCGATGCCACTGGTTGATCGCTTCACTGCCAAGGTTCCCGAGAGCTTCGATGCCGGCGCATTCCGTCGGGCCAAAGAGATGATCGAGACCAAGTACAAAGAGTACGAGAACATGCCCAGGCTGCGCGATGAGATCCGTCAGGAGTACCCTGGTCTCATGCGAGCTCATGCTGTTGTGGCTGGTATCAGTCAGCAGATCCGCGATCTTAATTCGACGCTGACAATGGTCGAGAACAATGAACGGTTCACCGACCAAGAGCGTGTCGATCGCCTTAACCGTACTCGAGATCGCATCCGCGTGCTCCAGAATAAAGCGGTTAAGGAGATCATGAACGCTGGGCCACAATTCCGTGACGCTGTGATGGCAAACGACTAAGGGTATATCCCTATTTCATTCTTTTCAGAGCGCAACGGAGAATACTAAAGTACATTTAGGAGCAAACGTGACGTGTATCGCAGTATCAATGAAGCATAGCGTCCTGGCGTCAGACACCAGGTGCAGTGCTGACGGCGTCATGTTTGGTGTGTCAAAGTTCCGTCGTGTCGGCAGGGGAATTGTCGGCGCGGCTGGCGACTGGGACGACATCTTGAAGTTCTGGGAATTAATTGAAGGCAAACCCGCAAAGGAATCTGGCCTCAATGACGATTCAGAGCTGGAAGCAATCGAGCTTCATCCAGAAGGTATCTTTCTCTATGCAGCGTCCGGCAAGCGATACCGCATCAAGGACGAGTTCTTCGCCATCGGCAGCGGTGCTCCGTATGCCATTGGCGCTATGGCAATGGGCGCATCTCCGGAAGAAGCTGTTGCTCTTGCGTCACGCTTCGACCCCGCAACTGGCGGAGAAATCGAAGTCATTCCTTTGAAAGCAGTAAATGGTAACACCAGTCGTAAGCGAAGATGAATTCATTGCAACCTGGAATCGACTCCAGTCTGCAACAGCGGTATCTCGAGAACTTGGCATCAATGTTCGCAACGTTTACAATAGACGCCGAGCAATTGAGCGAAGGAGAGGCAAGCCTCTTTCCGTAAATGACGTTAGGTCAGATACACCGACCGATACGATCAAGATGATAATCAGTTCAAGGCGTGACATCAATCGTATCGAGATCACAGACGGCGTCATTCTTGTTGGGTCAGATGCTCACTACTCTCCTGGTCACATTCCCATCGCTCACAAAGCTCTGTGCAATCTGATTGCGGATCTTGGGTCACAGGTCAAAGCCGTGGTTCTCAACGGAGACATTCTTGATGGCGGTCAGATTAGCCGTCATCCCCGCATCCGTTGGTCCAAACGTCCTACCGTCAAGCAAGAGCTCGAGGCCGTGGTCGATCGCTTGGGCGAGATCGAGAAAATCGTCAAGCCTGGCACCAAGCTCATGCGCACCTACGGCAATCACTGCGCTCGATTCGAGTCCCGACTGTCTGCCCAGGTTCCTGAGTACGAGGGGATCGGCGGCTTCCTGTTGCGAGATCACCTGCCGTTCTGGGAAGACTCAGACCGCATTGATGTAAACGATGACATGGTCATCATCCACGACTGGCATAGCGGCGTTCACAGCGGCTGGAATGACGTCTTGAAGGGCGGATGCCACACCGTCACCGGCCACACCCATGAGCTCTCCTGCAAGGCTCACAAGGGCTTCAAAGAGCTGCACTACGGGATCAAGACGGGAATGCTGGCGGATGAATACCAGTCCGAGTTCGATTACAGGATTGGCAAACCTGGGATGAATTGGCAAAGCGGTTTTGCTGTCCTGACCTGGGTGAACGGCATCCTGCTATACCCGGAGTTTGCTGCCGTCAGAGAAGACAACCGTTGCTATTTCCGTGGCAAATGCTATGCAGACTAAATCCTGTCGGAAGTGCGGCCAGGGCGCGAAAGTCTGCGGCCTTCACAACGCATACAACCTTGCCGTAATCCCTGCGGTCGAAAACATGTCGAAAGGAAATCGCTGGTGGCCAGATATGCCGTAGCCACCAGATACTATTGATGCACGGCTTGGTGTGCTAATTTTGCGACTATTGCGGTACGTTGCTGAGCGTGTATTGAGTGCGGTCTACGAACGGGCTCAGTTTAGAAAACAACGCGTTACAACGTACCACCACAGAGCGCAACTACCACTTACCCCCTGTTAATCCGTATGGCGCTGGTTCGAGCCCAGCTCGGGGAGCCAAACAAATCAAGAGCTTGACTGCGGTCAGGCCCTTTTTCCTTCAGACGCTGTGCAAAGAACGTACACTGTCGGGCTTTGGCGACAGAATCCTGTCCATCACCGCGGCCTTCCCATGCAGGTGAGAGACGTCCAAATGGGCGTACCGCTGCACCATCCGTTCGCTTCTCCACCCACCCATCTCTTGCAGATCCGCCAGCGCGACGCCTGACTGGCGCATCAGGCTGGCCCAGGTGTGACGCAGATCATGCCACCTGACGTTCTCCAGCCCAGCATCCTGCAACGCCTTCTTCCACATCTCTGATGGGAGCCACATGTGCGGCATCCCATCCTCCTTAGGAAACACGTACTCGGTGTGCTTCCCAATCTGGGCGCGGATCACGGTGGTTGCGGTCTCGTTCAGTGCCACAGAGAACGGTTGCCCGTTCTTCATCCGAACGCCTGGGAGCCTGATGTAGCGCCCGACCAAGTTGACCTCACTCCACTTCAACTGCAAGACGTTCCCCTGCCTGAGGCCCGTTGCGACAGCCAAAAGCGCCATGTAGTTGAACGGCTCTGGCAGAGCCCTCACCAGACGCTCGACTTCATGAGGCTCGAGGTACCGCTCCCGCTCCTCCTCTTCGTTGAACAGCTCAACGAAAGGCACGTCTTCGACCCACTCCCACTTCAGCTTCGCAGCTCTCAGAACCGAGCGCAGGAAAGCGAGCTTGCGATCCACGGTTGCCGGCTTGATCGGCCCCTTCCTGCCAGGCCGACCGAGTTCGTCATCGCGGAACTTGCGGATCTGCTCGGCGGTCAGCTCGTCAATGTAGGTGATGTGTGCGGAAGCAAACTGCTCCTTCCACCAATCAGCCGATCGGAGATCGTCCCGAATCGACTTCTTGTCACCGTTGTCCTTGACGTACTGATCGATCGCATCAGACAGGGTGCGACGGGGCTTGTCGTTGAGCAGCCGGCCACGCCACGCTTCTGCCTTCATCCGATCGTGATACTCCTGCGCTTGCTTCGGATCACTGGTCTTGCAACTGCCGCGGTACGACTTGCGCTTCACCATGAAGCTGTACCAGTACGTACTGCCACGGAGGTAGATAGACATACATAAAGCTCCTCTACCCGCCGCAGACCGCACCACAAGGGGCCCGAGTCATGGGCTTCGCTTCAATCAATTTTGTTCCAACGTAAAGCACTTGTTTACACTCCAAATGGGTGGGGTACTCAGGAAGTCCGGTCGAGTGTGTCGGCTCCGGAGCTTGGAAGCCGTGAAGTCACAGCCTCCCGACAGCAGACCAGTGCATGCAGCACTTCCCTTTCCCCCAAAAAATTTACAATTCTTTTTCTCCGAAACTAAAACGTGGTCGAGACCACAACATCAGCTTGATTGGCTGAGCTCCAACGGCGATAAGCTCACGCTCTTCCCACATCTTTGGCGCAAGCTCTGGATAGCCTGGCCCAACGAATGTCGTGGAGTTTCGATAGTGGGGCACAAAGATGATCTGGCCCCACTTGTATGCGATGTATTCGTAGCGATCTGCTATGAGTTTGTTGTTGTCTTTCATCGTGTTCCTTACCGCAACCGGCTCAACATCGACAGGATTTGCGCTGCGTTGACGCCGCTTTTACGCAACATCTTCTTCGCTTCCTCCCTCGCTTGCAGCCAGCCCCTGGTCTCCTGAACGCTGCCATTGGCCACGCGTTGCGGAACCTTATTGATCTGCGCTTCGAGCCGTTCTCTCAAAAGCTCGAGCTGGTCTTTTTCTTGCGTGTTCAACAGCCGTACCCCAAACAAAACAATGTCTGTACAACCCTGAATGAAAAGCCAACCAGCACCCAGCACAAGCCGAACACCAGGAACGCGCCGATCAGGGTTGCAGCACCGCGCATCAAGTCGCTCATATCATGTCCTCGATCTTCTTGAGGGAGACCCGGCCTGCTCGCACCGCTTCCGCAAACTTTGCCGTTTCACGCGCCGCAATGTCACCGATCTCTTTGCGCCATTGCTGATACAGATCGTATCTGCGAGTGGGCGAAGTGATGTACATGGCTTGCTTCACGCGATCAACGAACCGTTTGCGGCATTCTCGGAGCTGCTCGGCCCAGATCTCCTCCTGGTTCATACGAATGCAGCCAAGTCAGGTGCAACCCAGCCTTGCGGCTTTCCGATCTTGCCGCCCTCTTTGATGACGGGTTTGCCGTCAACCAGCTTGGCGTCATTCGATGCAAGCACAGCTTGGTCAGCAGAGTCCTTGTCGAAACCTGCGATGTAGGCAACGCCGTTAAGCGTCACCTCCAGATCGCACAAGGCGTCAAGCGCCTTCTCTCGACCATCATCACTGATGCGAGCAATGGCGTCGCCCTTTTTCAGGTCTGCGGCGAAGTCATCAAGAACATGGATGGCGGCAGCGATCAAATCGAGAGAAAGGGTTTTCCCTTTGATCTCAATTGTGTCGAGGAACTCAATGAACTCCTCGATATGGCACCCGACTTGAACCGAAAGGTTCGCTTCGCCGGGTTCCTTGCCACACGCCTTCAGCCAGGCGGCTGTGCGCTGGAAGTTGGTCATGCAGCCTCCGGCGCGGGATCCTCTGCGGCAGCTTGCGCAGCCTGGCTTTGGGCGTTTGCTTCGCTGATGATGAAGTCCATGATGGGTCGAACTTCACCGTGCTTGCCCTGGTCGAGGTGACGCAGGATGAGGTTGAGTTGTTCGATGGTAAAGGTGAGTGTGATGTTCATGCGAGTTTCCAAATGGTTTTAGGTGAACGATGGCAGTTGGCAGAACGTTGCCTGCCGTAGCCATCAGGTTTGATGTACCCCTTTCGGGAGAGCTTAAAGGCGATGCACCCCCATACTCTCTGGTCGGGGGGCTGCGGAATTCCAAGCTTGTCCGCCCAGGTCCTGACGTCTTCAGTCATGAAGCCGCCGGGATGGAACTTGGCGTATAGCTTGAAGAGGACGGTTGCCGTATAGGTCCAATCGTCGTTCTCTCTGTCAGCATGTGAAGCGGCCAGCAACATACCGGTCTCTGCGCCCTGCTGTGCGAGGTCGGTGTTGATGACATTCATCGTGCTTTTCCTTCCAGGCGATCGGACACCAGCTTGGAATAACCAGCGATGTCCACCCAGGAGTCGGCGTAGTTGGGGTCGCCGTTCACAATGCGAGCGATCTTGTGACAGATCATCTCGAGCGCCTCACGCTGATCGTCTTCAATCTCGTTCCACTTCTCGGCCATGTACGATTTTATCGTGGCCTTGAGGCATTGCGAGACCTCTGCGTGATCTTTGAACAGGCCGTAGCGAGCGCCACGTTCTGTCAGCGTTTCAGTTATTGAATCAGACATGTTCAACTCCGTATTGCTGTTTGAGGAACTTGTCCAGATCCTCCTGCTTGAATCTCCACTGACGACCAACCTTGCCGGCGGGGATTTTCTTTTCACGCGCAAGTTTGCGTAGTGAGAAAACACTGATACCGAGATACCCTGCGGCATCAAAAATCGACATCATCTGTAACCTCCGTTTGCTGTTGCGATTTGATTCGCTTGTACTGTTCGCAGAACGGAGCAACTTCACAGTAACCCTCGCATCTGCGGTTCACCCCTGGGCGCTCCTCTACGTAATGACCGTCAGGAATTTCGCCCAGTTCTTCCTTGATGAACACGACCTTCTTTGCCCTCTTGCCACCATCTTTCATCAGGGCGTACGAGGTGCCTGAGTACCAGCGTTCTTCTTCTGTGCATTCAGCAAGTTGAATAGAAGTGTCCTGGACCTCGGCATCTTTGTGAAGGATGACGCGTTGTCTCACGTACGACTCTGCCTGTTGTAGTGTCCATACGGGAACCTCAATGATGGCTACGTTGCGCTGAGGGTAGTCAGGGTTGCGCTTGGCTTCGCTTTGTTTCCAGTCACGAAAGATTGCAACCACCTGCAAGCGATTGACTTCATAGTTGTTCCCGTCTGCCAACCAACGCAAGCAGTTAAGTTGCCTTTCCCAAGCTGCATCCCCTTTTGCCTTGTAGACCGAGCAGACCTTCCAGTCCTGGAGGACGCCGTCTTCCAGGTGCAGTCGGTCGAACTGGCCACTGACTTCCCAGCCATCGATTGTCCTGTACAAACGTTCCTCGACAAGGGCGCTTGTCCCGGCTCGCTCGAGCACGGTGTGGACTGCCTGACCCATCAGCGCCCAGATCCGATCGCTGACGTCCTCGACCACCAGGCTCGCGTACTTTTTGCGGAGCACGCGCAGCTGGGGTGAGTCGATCAGCTTGGTCACGCTGATGTCGCCACCACCCGTGTACGGATCGTTCTTGATGGCGTTTACCAACGCATCAGGAAGACCGTGGATGTTGGTCAGATTCATTAGAAGTCCACCTTGACGGAACCGCCGTTGCCGCGACCACCGCCGCTGTACTTGCCGTCATCGAGCTTCAACGTGCCGCTACGGAACGGGTTGCCGTTCTTGCTCACGCGATCCCACAGGGCGACCTGGTACTTGGTGCCGTCAGGGAATGTCACGGTGCCGGTCTGTGTGGGCGCCTTCTCATTGGTGCGGCGGTTGTTGTCGAAGATGACGATTTCGATTTGGTTGTTGTAGGTTGCGGACATGTTGGTTCCTTACTTGTTGTTGGACTCAGCGGCCTTCTGTTGAAGACGCGCCACGACTTCAGCGGTCTTCACCAATGGAAGATCGTTGATGCTTTGCAGGCCATACGCCTTGGCGATGGCAGACAACTCAACGCCGGCCTGCTTGGCCAGGTTGGTGATGGTCTCGAGCTCACCCGCAGATATCTTTTTGATATCAGCTTTCTTGGCAGGAGCGGAGGTAGCAGCGTTGCCGTCGTCATCCTCGGGGGCGATGCCACACGCCGCCATCAGTGAGTAGCGACGGGCATACGTCAGGGCAGAGCCGTAGCCTTGGGCGTCATGCTTGGATGCTGGAACGTGCAGCTTGCCGGCGCTGAAGGTCTCGCCAGATTCGTGGATGAACATCGTCTCCACGATCACGCCGCTATCGCACTCATGGGTCTGCTGGATCAACGCCACGCCGTTGTCATTGAGGCTGTCGATCACGGCCTCGACACAGGCCGCGAGGTCTGCGTAGCGGCTCTTGAAATGGGGGTTGGTTGAGGTCTTGAGGGCGGCGCCGAATCCCTTTTGCGCCTTGACCAAGGCTGATGCAATCTTTTGCATAGTGCTCCTGAGAGTGAGTTGATGGTAGATTTCTTGCTGTAATACAGCGAATTCGATGTATTGCAGTGGAGTGAATTGTATATGTATGGATATCGGTAGGGTATTAGGGATATCCCCAATAGAAAACCGATTTCGTGCAGGGATAATGAGGGCCGTCAGTGCCAGGTGTGTACTGATGAACGCCGGACCAGATGGTATGAAATCCAAATCAACTGGTCTAGATCACATCAACCAATCTGTAACTACATATTTACTCACCAAGTACGCATGTAGCTACAAAGATGTACGTAGGAGCTCATGAAAAATTTTTCAGACTTTGGGATTGACCTGCACGGCAAGTCCGGCGAGCCGCCTGGTGAGCACAAGGTCACCTGCCCACAGTGCTCAAACACACGGAAGAAGAAGAGTTATCCGTGCTTGAACGTGAACACAGACAAGGGCGTATGGCATTGCCATCACTGCGGATGGTCAGGTGGCCTTGGCACAGGGGTCCTCAATCGCTCGGCACCGCCGGCAAGACGTGTGTATCCCCGCCCTGAGTTCCGCCCCGCCGCCCTGAGTGAAGGTGCTCAGTCTTTTTTCCACAAGCGTGGCATCACGACAGAGGTTCTGATCCGCAACCGTGTCGCCCTCGAGCGGGTGTACATGCCTCAGATTGAGGACGAAGTCACAGCGATCGCGTACCCGTACTTCAGGGCTGGCGAGATTGTTAACGTCAAATACCGCGACAACAACAAAAATTTCCGACAAGTTGCAGGCGCGGAGAAGATTGTCTACAAATATGACGACATCAACGATGACATGACGATCATCGTGGAGGGAGAGATGGACGCTCTCGCTCTGGAAGTTGCAGGATTCCGCCAAGCCATCTCCGTACCCGATGGAGCGCCAACACCTGAGTCGAAGAACTTGGAGCTCAAGTTCGAGTTCCTGAGTGACGAACGTTTCGATCGTGTGAAGCAATTCATTTTGGCGGTGGACTCAGATGAGCCAGGCAAGAAGCTCGAGGATGAGCTCGCCAGGCGTCTTGGTCGTGACAAGTGTCTGCGTGTAGCGTGGCCGGAAGATTGCAAGGATGCCAACGAAGTCCTTGTCAAGCACGGCGCACAAGCTTTGCATCACTGCATCGAAGACGCCAAGCCTTTCCCTGTTGAGGGTGTGTTCTCGGTAAATGACATCGAAGAAGACATTAACAACATGCTCGAATTCGGGATGATCAAAGGCGAGCCTACCGGTTGGGACTCAGTCAATGGTCTGTACACCCCGGCCCCAGGTCAGTGGAGCTTGGTCACTGGCATCCCATCAATGGGCAAGAGCGAGTGGCTTGATGCGATGGCAATCAACATCGCGGAGAACGCAGGATGGACCTTCGGCATCTGCTCCCCAGAGAATCAGCCCATCTCATGGCATGCCGCCAAGCTGATGGAGAAGAGGATGGGTGAGCGCCTGGTTGCCGGACGTGTGAATCAGTCCAAGTTCCAGGAAGCAAAGTCTTGGGTCAATGACCATTTCAAATTCATCATGCCCGAGGAACCCAGCCTCGAGGCGGTGCATGCCAAGGCCAAGTTCCTCATCCGTCGCCACGGAATGAAAGGCCTGATCATCGACCCGTACAACGAGCTCGATCACACCAAGCGCAAGGATGGAGTGAGCGAGACCGAATACGTCAGCACGTTCCTCACTCAGCTCAGGAAGTTCGCCAGAGACAACCAGATCCACACCTGGTTGGTGGCTCACCCCGCCAAGCTGATGAAGGATCTGAAGGGTGTTTATCCCGTCCCCGATGGGTACACCGTTTCAGGATCGGCGCACTTTTACAACAAGGCCGACAACATCATCGCCGTCCATCGTGATGTGCGTAATCCACAGGCGCCCACAGAGGTTCACGTTCAGAAGATCCGCTCACGTTGGCTCGGCAAGCGAGGCACGGCGTATCTGCAATGGCAACCCAACAGTGGTCGTTTCAAAGAGTTTGATGGTGCGTATCACCCGCCGACAGGTGCTGAGTACCAAGCAGCAAAGGACGGCGAATGAACGCAGAACAAAAACGATTGGCAACTGTGCACACCAAGAAGTTCCGTGCTGACGGATGGATCTTCACCCCGCAAGAGATCGCAGAGCTGGCTGTTGCTTGCTACGACGCTGGCCTGCGCTCACAAGGGGTTGAGCTGTGAATTACCGCAACCGCAAGCTCCTTGACCTGGCGCGTGGTCAGCGGTGCGTGATGTGCGGCGCGGACGACGGAACAGTTGTGTCAGCCCACAGCAATTTGTCAGAGCACGGCAAAGGGATGGGCATCAAGGCAGACGATTCGATGTTGGCTTGGCTCTGTCACAGATGCCACGTCAACCTGGACCAAGGCGGCGAGATGAGCCGAGCAGAACGCAGAGACTTCACATTGACTGCGATTTGCAAAACACACCAAGCAATGTGGAGAGAAGAACTGATTGAGGTAAAGAAATGAGTGACATTAAAGACAACCTGATGGAGGTCAAGGCAGAGGCCAAGACCATGCTTGAGAACCTGGCTGCAATTCGTGGCTCGCAATACTCGGAGACCGCCCGTGTTCTGCTGTTGTGCCGCCAGGTGGCAGAGATCACCAACGCTTTGGCAAATGAGGCCAAGAAAACTAACCCTGGTTTGGCAATGGCTTGCGCCGGCGGTGCCATGCACGCACTGATGCAGATCGCCAGTAGTCAACGAGAGGTTAGCGCAATCAGCGAAGATGACTGGGCTCACATGGCAGAGGACGTCGGAGGCATGATCAAGAGCATCAACGGCTTGATGCGCCGTGCTGTCGAGGCCGGTATTGCAGGGGAAAGCTTTGGAGGTACCGCCTGATGCTGCAAAGCCAGATCATCCTCCCAGGTTCATTGGACTCTGGCGCACCGGTCTCAAAGTGCAATAAGTGCGGCAAGACACGCGCTGACAGGGACGGCGTGTACATGGGCAATAAGTTTGTTTGCGGTTCCTGCTGGCGCTTGAAGGCTGTCTCCAGGGCAAATGCGTCAACCAGGAGCATCAAGTGAACACAGGCAAAGTCGTTGCAAACGCTGGATCACATCGGATCATGTACGCCTTGGCGAACGGCCCGATGCACAGTAAAGATCTCAAGGTGATTGCAGGGGCAATCAATAGCGTCAGCCGATTCGATGGGGAATACATGGCCAGGCTCGAGAGCAATGGCTTTGTCAAGAGATTCGGAGACCAATGGGCATTGACCAAACGCGGTCACGAGAAGCTCGAGGACCTTGGCCCAGCCAGGGGCATGAGGCTCAAGCGACAGTACGCATACCAGCCTGTGATGGATCGACCGAACTTCGATCCCTCTCAGCACATCGAGTCAACAATCAAGAGACCTGGGTCGATGGACTTCTTGGAGTGCCCTACCAGGATTGCAGACACCCTTTATTACAGAGACGGACGACGAGTCAAGATTGGAGAAGACGATGGACATTGAAGAACTGCTGGAGAGGTACCGACAACTGGCCGACAGGTACGCCCCTGCCAGAGCCAACAGGGAATACCTGGATGAGTACAAAAAGTCGATGCTGGCCATGCTGATGAGGGATGCCGAGCGCAACGGATTCAACTCAGGCGTGGCTCAGGAGCGTGAGGCCAGGGCCAATGACCAGTACCTCAAGATGCTGGATGACTTGAAGACCGCGGTGTTCGAGGAAGAGAAGATCCGCTACCACCTCAAGGCGGTGGAGTTGGAGATCGAGATCTACCGCACCAGGAGCGCCAACGAGAGGGCGGAAAGACGTGCCTACAATGCATGACTTCGATGAGTGGTGGGAATCCATCAGTGAACCCGAGCGCAAGATGATCGGGCGCACCAACGCCAAGTATGTGTGGGTGTGTGCTACCCAATCGCGCAAAGAAAGAGACGCCAAAATCGCTGAGAGCTGGAACAACGGCAGCGCAGGGAGCGCGGCAAAGGTAATTGCTCGGTGTATCCGGGCGCAAGGAGATTAAATGAAGTGGTGTGACAGATCCCTGTGGCAGAGCAGGCACGCCTACGGGCTGTGTTTGGATGAGAAAGACTTTCATAAGGAAATGAAGCGGATGAATGTGTTGCCGCATCAGTGGCCTCAATGGGTGACTGGGAACGCCGACGCAACCACGCACTTCTTCGAGCATCCAGAGGGCGGTAAAGCAGCGATCGTCTGTTTGAGCAAGAAGGAGTTGACTGGAATCCAGATAGCCTCGGTACTTGTTCATGAGGCCGTGCATATCTGGCAAGAGCACAAGCAGGCGGTCGGGGAGAAGCACCCTGGCGATGAATCCGAGGCGTATGCCATTCAGTCTATCTCGCAGAGGCTGATGGAAGCGTACGTGGAGGCAACCAAGTGAGCTCTTGGTTGATCGTGGCGACCGGCCTGGCGTACGCATACGTGGCGTTGGAGCAGGGCATGAAGGGCAACTGGTCGATGGCAATTGTCTACTCCGGTTATTCATTTTCAAACGTGGGTCTGTATTTGATGGCGAAGTAAATGGACAAAAGAGATTGGGGGTCGGTGACGACCAGGATTCTGCGGATGTTTGCCGAACACGGCGAGATGACCCGCAAAGAGGTGTGTGATGCGATCGGCCTGGACAGGATGTACATTAGCTCTATCCTTACCAGACTGAACAAGGCAGGGAAAACCCTACCCAAACGTATTCATGTGGTGCGGTATGTTTACGATGAGGAGGGCGCAAGGCGCTACCCTCGAGCGGTATACGACCTGGGCGACAAGCCTGATGCGAAGAAGCCCAAGTCAAACCCATCCGAGAATAGGCGTAGGTATCGTCAGAACCTGCGCAAAAGGATGACCGGTAACAGTGTGTTCAACCTGGGCCTCACGCGCAGGCAGTACACCCAGATGATTAGAAAGGAAGCATGATGGAAGAAGAAAAGAAACTGAAGGTTGAGTTTGCGCCAGGTTGTTTCGACAACTTTGAGGGCACACAGGAGGAACTCCAAGAGCTGATCGCTGAGATCCACAGGCTCGTTAATACTGGCGAGATCTTCGACAGGGCTGAGCCAATGCTTGAGGATGATATCGATGAATTCGAGCGCCTCTTGGACGCAGGCCGTGAGCGCCAAGGAGGTGTTCAATGATTTTCATACTCGGAATTTTGGTAGGGTTTACCCTAGCCATCCTGCTGGCTCTTGGGTCGTTCTTTGTGTTTGGTTGGGATCTCTGATGGGAAAGATCAACAGCCGAGCGAAAGGCGCCGCGGGTGAGAGGGAGTTCTGCAAAGAGCTGGGTGAATATCTGGGAGACGCGCTGGTCGAGCCGCTCAAGAGGAACCTCGAGCAGACCAGGAACGGGGGACATGACATCCTGGGCCTGGATGGGTGGGCCTTGGAAATCAAGAGGTATAAGGTGGTTAAGGAGTCCGACATCAAAGCCTTCTGGGAGCAAGCCGTAGAGCAGGCCAAGAGGGTCGGAGCCGCGCCAGTGCTGGCGTACAGGGAGGACTTCCAATCATGGCGTGTGCGGATCCCCTGGGGGTTCATGATGCAGGCTGACTGGGATGAGGACGTGGACTTCACCCTGGAGATCAGCCTCAAAGCATTTGCCTCAATCATTCGAGAACAACTTACAGCAACGCAACTGTTGCAAGAAACCAAAACACCAACGACATTAACGTCATAGAGTTCTGGCTCACAAGGCCACGCGCAGATGACGCGAGCACTCACATAAGCCCCCGGCCACGAACCGGGGGTTTTTCTTTGAGCTGCGTGGAATGATTAAGCCGGCGTGAGTGGCAAAAAAACAACAGCCAGGGCACAGAGCCCTGGATTGTTGTCAAGTGTTTTAGAAGAAGAAACGCATGATGCGATGGAACAAACCACGTTTTGGTTCGATCATCTGGATGGGCGGCTCGATCTTAGGGGGCGTCTGCAAGGCTGCAACTGGCTGGGTTGAGCGTTTGTTCCTGGCCGCAGGTACATAACCGGACAAATGACGGTAAACAGTTGATTTGTGACAGCCAATTTGCTTTGCGATGTACCCCGAACTGTGACCGATGCGACTCATGGATTTGATCCACTGGCTTTGCTTGCTCGTCAGCTGTTTTGCTGCTTTTCCACGGCGTTTATACGGAAGGCCAACGCGATCGAGGTAGTCGTACACAACTGGAGCGCTGATGTTGAACATCTTGCTGATTTCTTCAACCTTGGTGTCGGTCTGTGTGTACAGGTGCCACACCTGGAGCATCTCGTTGTGGCTCAAGCGCAAAGGCTTTTTTAATTTCAGATTTTTTGTTGAGCTCCCATCGGCGGTCTGATGCTGAGACTGGGAAGATGATTCGTTTGTTTCGTATGCCATTTGATAAAACTGCGTGAAAATGTTTCTTGGATTGCACAAGGGACTCGACCCGAAGGCCGAGACCGTTGCACAGCTTGATGATGTTTAGTTTCCGTCGATCCAAATACCTCCTCTCGACTTGATCTTGACCTCGACTGGCTCAGCGCCTTTCGGCCAGCTGATATAGCCAAGCTCCGTGATTACTGATTGTGGATGTGCGTGGTATGCGAGCGCCACATCCGCTGATGTAATGCGTCCAAGTCTGCGTCTTGCTTGTTCGATTGTGTTTCCCGTTTCGACTGATCCATCTTTGGCAACCAGAAAGTACATGCGTTGATTCAGGTCGATGTTCTCGACCGGCGCCGTGTTTTCGAGTGCTCGATTGACCAGCTCGTCGGATGCAATCCCAATGAAGTCATCTCGATCCCATTGGGCACTCTCACCGTCTGCGATGTGAATTCCGTAAACGATATGTGAAAGGCCGCCTTCTTTGCAGCCGAAACCTCCTGTTGCGTGAAAGATTTGGAAACGTGGCGATTGATATCGCCGGTTGAGCGCCGTGTGCCTGAGCACCAGGCGTTTGTTTTTTAAATAACCAACAAGGGGCCGAAGCCCCTCGTCGCCTGCAACAATGCAGTTCATCAACCTCCTTCGTTGGTCAAGTCAATCTGGTTAAAAAGTTGGTCGGAGATGTCGCCGGGGATCAGGTCTATCATGTGCATTGAAAGCAAGGCTTCAGTGATATCGAGCAATCGTTCATCGTTTCCCAGCGCATCGGCTATCTCGAGCGAGACATACTGTTGCCAGCGGTCCATGAGACTCCTTAGCTGATCATTGAAGGCTGGATGGAGTCAGTGCGAAACAGATCCTCAATCCATACTGCTGCTTCTTCGGGGTCTTGCTCGACCATATTCTCAAGCTCGTCATGAGGCAGATCGTCATACCAATAACCAATCACAGCGGCAGCTTTGTACGGAACCTGTTTGCACCATTGTTCGATGCCAGAGCGGCCGTTGCGCATCCAGCAATTGAAAGCTGCTCTGATCATGGGACGGATCTCTTGAGGGGAGTATTGGACCACTTCACTGGGGTCAACAACTTGAGCCGTTTCTTTTTCTTTAACGACTTCTCCTTTGGCTTTAGTGATAACTGACCCATTGTTGTACCAGTTGTTGTCTTTTTGGCCATGCCACCATTCGGTGTACGCAGTGCCTTGGTCTTCGTCTTCCCAATACGACGAACGCGATCCGCCGTACCCGGTGTGCATGTTGCTGTATCCGCTTTGGCCCGAGTACGAGCTTTGGTACGTCTGACGAAAACCAAACTTCGTGGTAGACCAGGCATAGGTGTTGCTCAGCCAGGCTCCCACGAAGTTAACTCCGCTTTGTTGGTTAATGATGACTGTCTCTCCGTCCGCACGGACCAGGCCAAACTTGTTGCCATTTCCGATGATGCTGCCGATCATCTTCTGCCAGCTTTCATCCAGCATCAGGTCCGGATTGCCAGTCAATGCAGGAGCAATGATGTTGCGAATGAAATGCCAGGTATCCGACTTGGTCTTGTCGGCAGCATTGCTGGTGGACAAGATGCCGTTGTGAGCAAGCCAGATGTCGTCGGTCACACGATACGGATGGCAGTTGTCAAGATCGATGTCGCCGTGCGTTTGCATGCGAGCGTGCCACACGCAGTCACGACCTTCGGCGTGGGCCTGATAGAACGCATACATGTCATCACCGCTGGTGGGCAGGCACTTGTACACATGGACCTTGCCATGCTCTGCATACATGACGCCGAATCCATCACTGTTTCTGGAATACACATCTTTGATGAAGTCTTCGGTAAAGACGGTGGAGGCGGGTTGATTAACTAGCAAACACATGATTGATTTCCTTAAGCGGTTTGAAGAACGGCGTTCATATAGGGACGGAGCACGGTGGTCTCGGCAGCGCCCTGGTCATTGATGTAGTCGATGAAGTTGTCACCGTTGAGTGACGCAGCATCGTTGGTCGAAGGCAAAGAGCAGAAGTCAGTCAGCGCATTGCAGAACTCGATGGCGGCAATCACCGACTCGTACTTAAGCGAGCCCTTGAAGATGCGAAACTCGATCGTGTGACGAGGAGTGACATTGATTGCCTCGTACCTATCGCTGGACTGATGGGCGCTGGCAAGATCTTTTTGTTTAATCTTGCAATAACCTTCCGCATAACGGCGAGCAATAGCACGGATCATGGACTCGTTGATTGGATCGTTGACGAACGTAACGATCTTGGCGATCTGGATCTGAGTCAGGTTGTCTTTGTTCACATGCACATGCAAGCCGCAGGTACGAGTGTTGTGTGACAACAAATAACGCACGGCATCTCTATCGCGCAAGAACTGCCACATATCGTGATGAGCAGGCAATGACATTGGTTGAGTGACGATCTCGAAACCGTTGCTGAGAGAACCGTCGTTCTCGAAGAACACACGTTTGCCACGCTCTCCATTGTTGATAATTTTGTGGAGTGCTTTAGCCTTGGACTCCTTGTCGATCGAATGATCTTTGACTTCCACCTCGAGCTCGACGCCAAACCAACGATGTTTTATCTTGGACCACTCATCGATGATTATGCTTTGATAAGGTTTGCTGGAGTGATAGCTGCCGATGGTTGGGGGATCTGGCGGAACGTAATCAACATGGAACCAGCAATCGGAATCTTCGTTGTATTCAAAATCGTCATCGTCTTCATCGATCAAAACATAACTGCCGTCAGCATTGCGAGCTTCACGATATCGATCGTTATGAACGTACTGTTGGTAATACTCGGAAAAACGATGATTGTTTTCTGCGCAGTTGCGGCAGACATACTCTTCATGATATGTGTTAATAATCTTTGTGCTGTATTCAAAATCACCGCAATCGTCACAGCGAACAATATCCACTTGAGAGCGCAGCCAATCCTCGCATGCATTGTTGTCGTATGCTTCCTCGAGCAGGCTTGTAACGCGGCGCAATTTGATCATATTGCGCATTGAGCCAAGAGCTTTTTCGATCTTGACTTGGTGAACAATGACAGCAAAACGGTTGACGGAATCGCGTGAGCATTTGACAGCGCAAACAGATGCCAAGTTGAAGATCTGCTGACGCATCTCAGACAGCTTTTGTCTCTGATCTTCTTCGGTTGTTGCGCCAATCTTTCCCGCGAGGGAGTTGATTGACTTGGCAAATGACATCATCAGATTTGCAGCTGCGTGCGTGTTGAGTTTGTTGAGCTTAAGAAAACGCTTGGCAAAAATGTCAGCAGGCTCTTTCATCCAGCGCTGCATGACAGGGAGGTTGTAGAGTTCCATTTGGTCTCCAAAAAAAGAAAACCCGCTCGAGGCGGGTCATGGAAGGGAGATCAGGGGAATAAGGAATCAGTGATCGGAAATCAAGGAATCAAAAGAAGAGAAGCGAAGCCCCGCCTTCGATAGAGGCGGGGAAGAGCGGGGTCTCAGGAGGCAGAAGCATTGGAGATCGGCTGTGCTATCAGCCAATTGCTGCCGAGATAGCGGATGCATGTGACCCATTTTTTGGCGTAGACACGGCGTTGCTTGCGTGTCCAGTCATAGTTTGCAAATGCGCGACGGAATGTGCGCAGGTGATATGTGTTCATGGGATTAAATCCAAACGTACAAGAAAATGAATACGGCACAGATGAATAGAGCAATGACGTGTCTACGTATTGCTCTGAACTCTTGATCTTTCATTCGTCATCTCCAAGCAGCTTTTCAGCGCCGCGCTCTTCGATCTTGAGGAGCTTTTGCGCCCAATCGATAAGCTCGGATGGATCCTCATCCATGATGCCGGCGTTCTTGGCGTCAAGCGCAATCACATGGGCAAAGATCCTGTTGCATGCGTCCCATGCAGTTTCCAATTTTTCATCTCCGATCATTTCTCGTGCCATGTTCAGCGTGCTGTGAAGTAGCATGCGAAGCTTGAGAATGTTGAGTGTCATCTCAACTGTTCGTGCGTACGATTCTCCGTTGACAGCTCGTATGCTGTCCATCATTTCTCGTGCAGATTGGAAGATCTGCTCTGCTTGTTCTGTGTTGCTCATCGTTGTTCTCCGCGGAATGATTGAGTGGTGAGTTGTTGATGGAAATAAAAAACCCCGTCGTGCGGGGCTTGTGTGTCAGTCGAGCAGTTGTAGATATCAGCGGATTGGTTTGTAGATAGTGTTCAGGGTCTCGAAACTGCCGTCATCGAACGTGGCAACAATCTTGGACGTGCGGACGGTCTGAGTTCCAAGCCTGGGATGATCGAGTGCATACACACGCGCCATCTGAATGTTTTCACCGGCATCATGAATCTTGTAGTCGAAAAACATAGGCTTACCCAGGAAGTTAACTATCGGTTTCATACTCGCCTTTCTCTACTGCCTTCAAGGCACGCTTTGCTGCATTTTTGGCACGCAATCTCACCTGACTGGTGGTTCGGGTGCCATCGTATTCAGGCATCTCAAGCAGATCCTTGAGCGCCGTGTACAGAAGCTGAACATGTGATTCACGCACGGCCCCCTTTCGGATGAGGTAGAGGGCGGCTTGGTCGTCGCTGATGAGGATGTTTTCTTTCACGCGATCAGAACGGTAGATCATCGAACTCGCTCCCAACGTCTTGCTCGTAGCTGTACTGCTCGTACTCGGCGTGGATCTCATCCCATTCTTCGGCGGTGATTCCGGTCATGATGAACTCACGCTGGTCATCGCTGAGGCTGGGAAACACGTCCTGGATCAGGGCGCTGGTGGTTGCGTACAGGATCAGCTGCTGTTCGGTGACAGGCAAATCGATCGAGCGAGTGATGCCAGTTGCCTGGCTGGTGCGAGTGATAAGCATTTGGTACTCCTTTCAGTACTCGGATGTAAGCATCAAAACCTTGCTGGTCAGGAAAAAGCGCCACTCACCGGCAGGGCAGTCGGTGTAGATCTCTTTGCGTGACCAGACATGGCCGTCATTGCCATCGGTCACGATGATGTTGGCTGTTCCGTCTTTGACGTCCATCGTGATGGACATGAACGGGTTTTTGCGCACCTTGCTCATCAGCTCAGTGCCAAGAATGTCCAGGAACCAGTACGCGCCAGCGTTCTCGGCAAAGAACTTCACGCCATCGGTGTACTGCATCCAGGAATACAGCGGATTAAAGTGGTAATGCTCAGTGCCAATGAACTGGCTGAGCTGGGATTCAAGATCAATGGTGTTGGGCATATAGCCTCCGTGGAATGATTGGTCCGTGATCGGGATATGAAACAAAGACCGAGGCTGGCGAACCAGCCCCGATCGTTGCGATGTGGTTACAGCGGCGCTTCCTCAGCCTTGGGAGCGGTGATGGTCACGCGCAGTGGTTTGACCAGACGCTCACGCACGCGGGCGATGAGCATCTCAGCAGCCTCATTGGACTGTTCACCTGGTTCGGCGTTGTCAAAGACGACCAGAGCTTCCAGGAGATAGATCTGGGTTGACTTCTCACGCACGCCGGCGCCGGGAAGGTCACGGCCACCGAGAGCGGCAGCACGACCGATCTGGGCCAGGGTCGCTGGCTGCATATCGCGCTGAGCGATGGCAGCAGAGATGGCCTGAGAAGCCTCAGAACGGGTAGAAGGGACAGTGTTGATGCCAAGGGCAACTAAACGCTGGATCTGAGCAGCGGTAGGAGCAGCGGGATTGGCAACGGTTTGAGCGATAGACATGGTTTTCTCCTGAAGGGTGAGTTGAACAAAGGAACACGAGAGCAAACAAGGGAACAGACGCCCGAAGACATCCAGAAACAAAGAAGAGCGGATTGCGCCCCCCGTTAGGGGCGCAAGCAGCGATCCCAGCTCAGAGCAAAGTACGCTGCCGCGGGATGGGTTGACGATCGCAATAGGCTTGGCAGCGCTTCCAATCGCGGTAGTTCATGACACCAGAGCCAAGGCAGGTGAAACACTTGCCAAGCTGGCGATAGATGCCTGTCCCTTTGCATTTGGGGCAGGTGACCGCTTCACCGCGCTTCACGATGACCACCAAGAAACGAGAAGTAAGGCCAAACCAACGCCGATTGTGAGGGCGAGCACAACGTCTAGCAATTTGTGCAGAGTGTTCATTGCTGTGCCTCCAACCAAGCCATAACAGGCGTGAAGGCGAGCGAGAGAGCAGCAACGATAAGCAAAGTTGAGCTCTCGACACCGAGAACAGCTACACCGTAGAGGTAGCCAGCGAGGCAGATGAAGGTCTTGAGTGCAAAGAAAGCAGTGAAGTGATGTTTGAACATGGTCAGCTCCAAAAATGTTCGAGAAATCAAGGGGTGAGCAAAATAATGCATACGAGATCAATTCCGTACGCAAAATAATGCTCACAAAAAAAGGGAAAGTGAAGCCTTCCCTCATCAGAGGGGAAGGCGAAGCGACATCACATCTTTAGCACAAACGTCACGCAAACCATTGTTTCTGCTTGATGTGTGACGGATTAACCATCAGTACGGGTATTCGCATGAGGTTTGGTCTACCCCTAGGGTGGACTCAGCCGTGAGGTACGGGGGGTATGAGGACTCCAGTGCATATCTGATCCCACGTCCGAGGTCTATCTGATGTCTAGCCCTACGTCCGAGGGGGGATAGTGCATATTTGACCCCACGTCCGAGGGTCGTTTTTTCAAACCCAAGGGTCGGATCTCAATTCCGAACCCTGCGCAGAGCCGTTAAATCGGGCCTTGGCTGCGTTTTCTGGGGTGGGGGTAGGGGTAGGTGCCCACCGGACCAAAAAATCGCTCCTACGGGGGCTTATGGGACCCCGGTTATGCTTTGTTTTTTACCAACAAGGAGCGATCAATGCTGCGAGCCCACGAAATGCAGGCGTTTTTGAACCAGTTTGAGCCGTTGAAACAAGTTGAAATACGCCCAGAGAGCGAAATCATCGATGCTCCGCACCTGGTGAAGCTGTCTGGGAGCGTGATGCTGTACGGTGAACCCCATTTTTTTGAGTCGGACCTGGACTTGCGGGAGTTTGGTGGGGTTGAGGACATGATGAAGCTGGTGGAACAGCTCCTCAAGACCTTCGCCGTGGCGGCAGAGAAGGTAAAACTCGGTCAATGACTCTGTATATAGTCTATATATAGACTATATATAGTATATATAGTATATATAGATATATCTATGTATACCATATAGACTATATATAGTATATATATATCTATGTATACCGTATAGATTATATATAGTATATATATTTATGTATACCTATATATAGTATATATAGATATATTTATGTATATAGACTATATATAGTATATATAGATATATCTATGTATACCGGTATCCAATGTATACCGATATACAACCGATATACAAAGAACCGGTATATATCGAACGGTATATACCGGTGTTTTTTTATCTATATTTCCTTCTCATACACACCCTTTGTCTTAAGACCGGGTGTGTATGAGAAATAGATGTAGAAATATACATCGGTAACGATATACATCGATAGATACCGGTATACATTGATATATATCTGTATCTTGTATATCTATATTTGCAAGGACTATGCCAACTTTTTAAGGGTTGTCCCTGATTTGTTTGTCTGGAACACCAGTCACACTGCATCCAATGGCATTGCCATAGGCGCCCAGCGGAAGGTGGCGCGTAACGTCCGCAGCCAGGGCCAGGGCTGATTCCCCACGGGACGCTCCTTCCTTGTGTGACCTGGCCGACTGGCACCCGTCAAGGTGCCATTCCAAATCCCCAACGAAAATCAGCCCATGCCACCAACGGCAGGTATGAGGTTGATATGGCAGCACGACTTCGCAAGACTCACCAGGACGACGTCCGAAAAAAGATTCAAGTTTCCACGCTCATCAATCGGCTGACCGATTGCGCCATGGGCAAGGTGGAGCTCACCTCGCAACAGGTTCAGGCCATCAAAGTTCTGATGGACAAGTCGTTGCCCAACCTCTCTGACGTCAAGATTGAGACTGGCGCCCAGGGCATCACGTTCAATCTGAACGCCAACCTTCCCAAGCCGCAATGACCACGGAGGTTGTCGAACATGACGACGGGCTGGTCACGTATTACCCGCCAGGACCCAACGCAGCCAGCTTTCATAACGACCATTCCTTTGTACGTGGAATCATGGGGCCTGTCGGTTGTCTGCCAGCAGATACCGAGTTCCTCACCCCGACAGGATGGAAGCGTATTGATTCCTACCAAGAAGGCGACCAGGTCGCAGTTTGGTCGGATGGGCTCGTCAAATACGAAGCCGCCGAGTACGTAAAGCTACCAGCCGCGGCGCCCTTCTATCGCTTTGACAGCGGCTCTTTGGTGATGGAGCTGTCGCCTGAGCACAGAGTTTTGGCGCATGACTGGAAAGGCGAGCGGGTGGTCAAAACCGCTGAGCAACTGGCAAACAAGCCAAGCAAGCACACCATCCCGACCACGTTCCTGTTGGCGGCACAAGACTCGCCAATGAGCGACGATGAGATTCGGTTGCGCGTCATGCTTTCTGCCGATGGGCACATTCCCAAATCCGGCAATCAGGTCAGTGTCACGGTCAGAAAACCGCGCAAGCTTGAGCGCCTGCGATGGATGCTAGATCAATGCGGCGTTATTGCTTCTGAGTCCAAGTACGACCGAGGCGGCGCCTCAGAGTATTGCCTGAGATTTCAATGGCCTTACGGAGACCCCGACAAGTCTTTGGCGTTTGTCTGGTCGCTATCAAGTCGGCAGTTGGATGTTGTGATTCAAGAGTGCCTGCACTGGGATGGTCTTCACAACCATGCTGAACGGCGCTACTACACCACTGTTCCAGCAAACGCTGATGCGATCCAGTACGCCGCTCACGCTTGCGGCTACCGCGCCACGATCAAAGCCGATGTCCACAACAGCAATTGGAAAACCAATTACACGGTCAGCATCCGGATTGCTGACAGCGTAAAAAACAATGCAATGGTGCGCTGCGACTCTACGCGCATCAGCCGCTTTGAGCCAGAAGATGGCTGGAAGTATTGCTTCACAACTTCCACAGGTTTCTTTGTGGCGCGATGCCAGGGCACGGTGTTCATCACCGGCAATTCTGGCAAGTCCTCTTCCTGCTGCGCCGAGATCGTCATGCGAGCCTGCAAGCAACAACCCTGGTACGACGGGGTCAGACGATCCAGATGGGCCATCATCCGAAACACCTATCCCGAGCTGAAGTCCACGACCATCAAGACCTGGCAAACCTGGTTTCCGCAGAACGTAGCGCCCATCCGCTGGGATACCCCGATCACCTCGACCATGCGCATTGACGATATCGGTGACGGCACCGCCATGGAGCTTGAGGTCATTTTCCTGGCGTTGGACTCAGAACTAGACACCGGAAAGTTACGGTCTTTGGAACTTACCGGCGTGTGGATCAACGAGGCATCAGAAATCTCCAAGGCGGTCTTTGACATGTGTACCCAGCGTGTGGGTCGCTACCCATCAAAGCTCAAGGGTGGCCCGAGCTGGACCGGTGTGATCATGGACACCAACCCGCCGGACGACGACCACTGGTACTACCAGATCGCTGAGATGGAAACACCCAAGGGTTGGAAGTTTTTCCGTCAGCCTGGCGGTTTGTATCGGGACGAGGACGGAGTCTACCATCCCAACCCCGACGCCGAGAACATCGACAACCTTCCCAGCGGCCACGAGTATTACCTGCGTCAGTTGGGTGGCAAACAAGACACCTGGGTCAACGTCTTCCTGATGGGCAATTACGGGACGACGTCAGACGGCAAGCCCGTCTATCCGGAGTGGAACGATCGAGTCCATGTTTCTGACAAGAAGCTGGAGCCAGTCCGCGGTCTGCCCATCATCCTGGGCTGGGACTTTGGTCTTACCCCAGCTTGCATCATCGGTCAGCAGATGCCCAATGGGCGCTTGGTCATTCTCGAAGAGATCATCTCCGAGGACATGGGTATCCGTCAGTTCACGTCCGACATTGTCCGACCGATCCTGACCAACAAGTACAACGGCTTTCAACGGTTCTCGGAAGGCGACCCTGCCGGCCAGATCCGCGCCCAGACCGACGAGCGCACCTGCCTCCAGGAGCTGCTCGAGCTGGGCATCCCAACCGAACCGGCGGCAACCAATGATTGGATACCCCGGCGAGAATCGGTTGCATTCTTCCTGACGCGAATGATTGACGGAGGACCTGGGTTGTTACTCGACCCGAGCTGCTCGACGCTTCGCAAAGGATTCAATGGTCGCTACCGGTATGAGCGCGTGAAGAGTTCAGGCGCTGCACGATACAGGGACCGTCCCGTCAAGGATGCTTTTTCGCATCCACACGACGCTCTTCAGTATTTGTGCATGAGGGTGCGCAACGGTCTGAGACCCACCAGGGCTCGCTCGATCGTTCAAGCATCCAGTAAAGGCTGGACCTGATCATGAACGGAATTGCCATTGGAATGATTGGCGCCCCTCAACCGGTAGAGGTGGACGTCAAAGTAAATCAAACGAACGATCTCATCGATCTTCTCTATACCGGAGTATCTGGTCACATCAGGGATTGCTGGGAGCGCGCCAAGTTCTCCAAGACAGAGATCACTGAGCGACTGCTCCAGTGCGAGCGCCAGCGCCGTGGGGTCTACGACCCGGACAAAGCGATGGACATCGCCAAGACCGGTGGCTCAGACATCTACATGCGCATCACCGACATCAAGGCTCGAGGCGCAGCCAACTGGATCATCGACGTCATGCTTGGCGGTGGACGGCGTGCCTTTGAGCTCCAGTCAGCCAATGAACCTGAGCTTCCGCCAGAGATTGCCGCTGGGATTGTCGAGCTCGTCCAGATGGAGATGCAGCAGTTCGTCCAGGCTGGCGGACAGCTTCACCCTGAAGCCTTCCGTGTCCGGATGGAGCAGGTTCACGACGCGATCATGGATCGCATGCGTGATGAGGCTGACAAGTGCGCCAACCGCATGGAAGACAAGATCGACGACCAGATGACCGCCGGCGGATTCGAGCAAGCCTTTCGCGACTTTGTAGATGACTTCGTAACCTATCCGACTGCGATCCTCAAAGGTCCTGTTGTTCGCCGTAAGAAGGTGATGCACTGGGGTCCCAAGTTCCAGCCGATGATCGTGAACGACTTCGTGCGCGAGACCAACCGCGTCTCCCCGCATGACATCTTCCCGTCACCCAACTCGAGCACCGTCAACGACGGGTACCTGATCGAACGTCACCGCCTGACACGCGCCAGCCTCCAGGCCATGCGCGGCACCCCTGGGTACAGCGACAAAGACATCGACCAGGTGCTCGAGCGCTTTGGCGAAACTGGTTTTCGTCAGTGGTTAATGGGCGACCAGGAACGCGATCGGCTTGAGGGTAAACCACATGCCCGTCTGTACACCAAGGAAGTAATCGAGGCTCTGGAGTTCTGGGGTTCTGTGTCCGGCAAGATGCTGATCGACTGGGGATACAAGGGCAAGAAGATTGACCCGATGAAAGAGTACGAGGTCAACGTCTGGCAGATCGGACCTTTCATCATCAAGGTTGCCCTGAACCCGGATCCCCTGGGTCAGCGTCCTTACGAGATCGCTCAGTGGATTCCGGTCCCTGGATCCTTCTGGGGCACGGCGCTTCCCGAGCAGATGCGCGATGTGCAAGGCATGTGCAATGCAGCAGCTCGAGCTCTGGCCAACAACATGGGTATCGCTTCTGGACCCCAGGCTGAAATCGCTGTGGACCGTTTGCCAGATGGAGAAAACGTCACCTCGATGTTCCCATGGAAAATCTGGCAAGTCACATCCGATCGCACCGGTGGCGGTCAGCCTGCCGTCAGGTTCTTCCAGCCGAACATGAATGCCGGAGAACTGCTGAATGTGTACCAGTTCTACATGAGGCAGGCCGATGAGGTGACCGGTATCCCGAACTACGTGTACGGCACCGGGTCTACTGGCGGTGCTGGCCGCACGGCGTCTGGTCTGTCGATGCTGATGGACAACGCAGCCAAGGGCATCAAGCAAGCGATTGCCTCATGCGATGTGGTGGTTGCCTCGATCGTTGGTCGGATGTACGTACACAACATGATCTACGACCAGGACATTTCGGCCAAAGGCGACTTCAAAGTCGTTGCCAAGGGGGCCATGGGCCTGGTTGCCAAAGAGCAGTTGCAGATGCGTCGCAACGAGTTCTTGCAGGCAACAGCAAACCCTGTCGATCTCCAGATCATTGGCATGAATGGCAGGGCGTACCTTTTGCGCCAAGTTGCCGAATCTCTCCAGATGGACACCGACAAAATCGTGCCAACGCCGGAGGAGCTCGAATTCAAAGAGCAGCAGATGCAAGCGGCGCAAATGCAACAACTGGCATTGCAACAACAGCAACAACAGCAAGCACCAGCGACACTGGATGCCGCAGGCAACCCTGCCGGTGGCCAAGAAGCAAACCTTGTCCAATAAGGAAACATCATGAAAAAGACAATGCCCTTCAAGGGTAAGGAATCCTACAAAGAAGAGCTTGCCGAAGGTAAAGCTCTGGCTTCCGGTCGCATGACCCCAGCGCAGTACGCCAGCAAAGAAGCCAAAGAAGGCTATGCCAACGGTGGCATGGTGAAAGGTTATGCCGATGGCGGTGCGGTCGAGGCGGATGACACTGATGATTATCCGTTGATGCGCCAGCAGCCTGGGTTCCTGCCGCCCAACACCTGTGATGAAACAGGTGGTCCTGGCGTGCGTTCTTGGCAGGATTACAAAAAGTAATTCGTGTGTTAACAAAAGCACCAATTACAGTTCTGCAATCGTTGGCCTCATTGGAAGGCAACCATGACTTTGAACGGGTTTGTGAGTGGATTGAAGGATCTTTGGAACAAATTCGTGACGAGACTGCAACAACTGAGAGCGAAGTTCGCACTCGTTGGATGCAAGGAGCGTCTCAAGCGTTGGGAGAGTTCTTGGAAAAAAGACGAAACGCAAGAGACATCCTCCGAAAAATGAAGTAATTCGCCCCGTCGGGGCAAGCCGCAGGACCCATGGCGGATTGCATGGGCACCGAGAACACCGGAACGAAGTATCAGGGAAAACCCTAACGACCCCAGATGCGGAGTGAAGGCTCAAGGAGTTTGAATTGAACCTACCACGCGCCGTCCTAGAGGCGGAAAGAAAGGCAGACGAAGCTCTTCAACGACTGCAACAGGCTCGACAGCCCCAGCAGACACCAACTGATCAGGCGCCACCTGATCAAGTTGTTTCGGATCCTCCGGCCAATACGCCGGCTCCGAGCGAACCAGCAGCCACGGCACCTGCACCTGCTAACACCCAACCTGCGCCGGCCGGCCAGGAAGGAGACGACAAGTGGGAAGCCAGATACAAGACGCTGCACGGCAAGTACAACGCCGAGGTTCCGCGACTGCATGCGGCGATCAAAGAGCGTGATGGCAAGTTGAATAGCCTGACCGAAGAAGTGGAGGCGTTGAAGGCAAGCCTGACGAAACCGAAGGAATCGTTGGTCAAGCCCGAGGAAGTGAATGAGTTTGGTGAGCCGTTGGTTGACTTGATTCGCCGCGCAGCGCGGGAAGAGGTTCAAGCCAAAGACACGGAGATTGCCCAGCTCAAGAAACGGCTGGAGTCGTTGGACAGCAACATGGTCCAGAACCGCGAGGTGAGCTTCTTTGACAAGCTGACTGGATCGGTACCGGACTGGATGGCGATCAACGATGACCCAGACTTCCACGCATGGCTCGGTGAATCCGATGAGATTACCGGCTATACACGCCAAGCCATTTTGTCGGAGGCTGAAGAGAAGCGCGATGCGGATCGCGTTGCCAGATTCTTCAAAGCGTTCAAGAAGGTTCAGGAAAATAAGTCGGCGGCAGCAACTGCTTCGCTTGACTCACAGGTTGCGCCAGTGGCGACTCGGACACCCGAGGCTCCTCCGGGCAAAAAGATCTGGACCCGCGCAGAGATCGCTGATTTCTACGCCAGGGACCGTCGAGGTGAGTTGAGTGAAAAAGATGCTGCGGCCATTGACCAAGAAATTCAGTTGGCAATCCGCGAACGAAGGGTGCGGTAAGCCGGCTACTAAGCTTGAAAGGCTTTTATCATGTCAGTCGCAGCTTCCAGTAACTACTACGGTTCCAGTAACACTGGCGATTATTCGCTTGCTACTGGTTCCAATTTTATCCCCGAGGTATGGTCGGGCAAACTCCAGGTCAAGTTCTACAAGAGCACCGTCCTGGGTGAAATCACCAACAACGATTGGGAAGGCGAGATCAAGGGTCAAGGCGACAAAGTCTACATCCGTTCGATCCCCACCATCACCATCAGCTCTTACAACAAAGGCATGAACTTGACTTCTCAAGTTCCTACCAGCACCCCGTTGGAGCTGAACATCGACCATGGCAAGTATTTCGCTGTCGTTTTGGACGACGTGGATGCGACCCAGGCCGATATTAAGTTGATGGACATCTTCACCAATGACGCCGCTCAGCAGATGAAGATTGCGATCGACGCTGACGTGTTGGGCTCTGCCTACGCCGACGCCGCTGCTGCCAACCAGGGCGCCACCGCTGGTTTTCTGTCTGGCAACATCAACCTGGGCACTACCGGCGCTCCCATCCAGGTTACTTCCAGCAACGTCCTGAACACCATCTTGAGCATGGGCCAGTGTTTGGACGAGCAGAACGTGCCAGAAGATGGCCGTTGGTTGGTCATCCCTGCCTGGATGGCTTCGGTGATCAAGAGCTCTGAACTGCGTCAAGCGTACGTGACCGGTGACAACGTCTCCCCCTTGCGTAACGGCAAGATCGGCATGATCGACCGTTTTACGGTCTACGTGTCGAACAACCTGTCGAAGGTCACTGACCTGGGTTCTGACAGCGCCGCTGGTGGTACCGGCGCCGCTGCCGACTACCCCGCATGGCACATCATGGCCGGTACCCGCGATGCGATTTCCTTCGCTTCGCAAATGACCAACGTTGAAACCCTGCGTGCTCAGACCACGTTTGGCAACATCGTTCGCGGCCTGAACGTGTACGGCTTCAAGACCACCAAGCCCGAAGCTTTGGTCCACGCCTACATTCGCCAGTGATAGGGTAAACCCTAAAAAAGGGAGGGAGGAAACTCCCTCCCTTTTTTTTGGAGATTGTGAATGCAAAAGCTTCTAAAACAGAAAACCACCGGCAACGTCTTCATGTGGACGCCAATGCTCGCAGCTCGCCCAGACATGGAGCCATACGAGCCCCCACCCAAGCCGGTCGAGGAAGAAAACACCAACGAAAATCCAGAGACAGCGGAGCCGGAAATCACGGAAAGCCTGAGTATTGAGGACGCCCTCGAGGTGTTCAAAAAAGAGGCAATCAAGCCGGTACGCAAGCCCAAACAACAGACGGGTGAAGCATGAAGGTCTCGGACGTCATCTCCAGGGTTCGATCAATTCTTAATGATGCAGATGCTACTGGTTATCGTTGGACCGACCAGGAGCTGATCGACGCTGTCAATGACGCCCAGGGCGTGATTGCCATCTACCGCCCTGACTGTTTTCCAGTCAACGAGGTGATCGGTCTTGCCGCAGGCTCGAAGCAATCGATCCCTGCTGCTGGATACCGTTTGCTGGACGTGATCCGCAACATGGGATCCAACGGAACTACACCTGGCCGCGCCATCCGACCGACCGATCGGGACACCCTGGATTCGTACGACCCGTACTGGCATACGAACAGCCAGAAGACTGAGATCAAGAACTCGGTCTACGACGAACGCAATCCCACCAACTTCTGGGTCAATCCACCTGCTGCTGCTGGCACAAAGATTGAGGTTCTTTACGCCAAGCGTCCGACCGCGCTGACGGCAACCACCGATGACTTGACGATCTCGGACGCGTATTTTGAGAGCGTCGTGCTGTTCGTTCTATTCCGTGCGTACACCAAAGAGGCGGACTTCGCAGGGAACGCTCAGCTTGCTTCAAGCTACCTGTCTTTGTTTGCCTCGATCCTTGGCATCAAGCTCCAGAAAGATGTGGCGTTTGGCATGTCGCTCAACCGTAAGGGCGCGGAAAGTAATCCCGCCGCAATCAAGGCTGGAGGCGTGTGATGGCGTCTTACGAAGATTTCTTCCCCAACGTTTTGCCCGAGGTGCCTGCCGCCGCAGAGGTAATCGTTGCAAACGCCGTGCGTAATGCGGTGATTGAGTTCTGTGAAAAGAGCCTGATTCTGCAACGAGACCATGATCCAGTCACATTGATCGAAGGGATTGTGGACTATGACCTGGAGCCTCCAGCCGGTTACCTGGTCGTGAAGGTCATGAAAGCGTGGCTTGAGAACAACCAGCTCGACCCATTGGCGCCTGACTTTGTGCGTGACGCATCGGTCTACAACCGACTGTTCAGTTCGTACCAAAGCGTCAACAACACCCCCAGCAAATACCTCCAGAAGGATGAGCGAACGATCTCCGTATGGAATCCCCCCGACAAGAAGTACCCCAACGGTCTGACGATGCGGGTGGCATTGAAGCCCACTCGCGCCAGCTCCGAAGTCGAAGACGTCGTGTTTGAGGACTACGCCGAGGTGATCGCCAGCGGCGCTTTGTCACGACTGATGATGAGTGCGGGTAAACCCTATACCAACGTTGAAATGGCAGCGGTCCACAAGGGACTGTTCCAGCAGGGCATCAACCTTGCGCGGTCCAGAGCTCTGCACGGCCAAGTGCGCTCAGACCTGAGCGTAAAGCTGCGGAGGATTTGAAATGGACAAAATCAAGCTCGTTCAAGGTGATACCAAGCCAGCTTTGGTTTGCACTCTGACCGATAACACAACTGGCGCTCCGATTACCCTGACCGGCGCTACTGTTCTTTTGAAGTTCCGTGCTGTTGGGTCAACTACTTTGTTGGCCACGGTGACAGGATCTGTTACTGACGGCCCCAATGGCGTTGTTGCTTTTTATCCCGCCTCCGCCCCTGGAATGTTGCTAGGAGATGCCGGAGATTACGAGGGAGAGATTGAGGTCACGTTTTCTGACGGCACAGTGCAAACGGTGTACGACCCGCTCAAGTTCAAAGTCAGAGAGCAGTTCTGATGCAAGTCTCCAGCGTCAGTATTCGCGCAAACCTGGTTGTCACCGAGCCGGTGGCACAGGTCAGCCGCGTCTTGATGGCAGCAAGCGTGTACAACGTGGTTCCAGTTGCGAACATTGCATACATCTTGGTGGCAGCTGCCGCCAGACTCGACACAACTGGGCGTTATCAATACAAGATCGACTCGTTCGTCACTACCGATAACAAAGTCATCAGCTTTCAAAAGTCGGCCAGTGAATCTGTATCGGTTTCCGACCTCCGCGCGCTTAACGTCAATAAGATTACCCAGGATTCATTTGGTTTCACAGAAGAATTCTCGCGGACACTGACCTATATCCGAGCCTTCTCTGACTCGTTTGGCGTGACTGAGTCCGTGTCAAAGAGCGTCAGTAAATTGCTTGCGGATTCGTTTTTTACCAGCGACCAGAGCATTAAAACGTTTTTCAAGAACGTCAGCGATCAAGGGGTTGTTTCAGATACGGTCAAGCTCAGCACTGCAAAAGTTTTGAGCGAAACATTCGGCACGATGGATTCCAAATATTGGTCGTTGAGTAAATTGTTTTCGGATCAATTTGCAACGTCTGATCAGGCTGTCAAGATTGCATCAAAAGTTTTGGGTGATTCTGCTCTCTTTGCGGATGCATTGATCAGATCATTTGGTAAGTCACTGATCGATGGCGTTGGCATGAATGATTATGCCGGCGCTCATGACGGCGTACTGTATTCAGTTGCCAAATCATTTTCAAATGTCGCCTTTGCAACCGACGCAACGGCAATTGGGTTCTCTGCTACAAGAACCGATGCGGTTTCCACATCGGATTCTGGCAGTGGAGTATCCCAAAGTTACTGCGATCCAACATATTTCGCAGAGGACTACGTCGGATCGTCTTTCAAATTCTGAACGGAGAATCACATGATCAACGAACAAATTAAAGTTACAGGCGACGTTACCGTCGTCATCACTGGTCCAGACGGCATAGAGAAAGACCGCCGAGAGATCAAAAACCTGGTTGTTACGACCGGCAAGAGCTTCATTGCCTCGCGCATGATCGACGCATCTCAAACGACGATGTCGAACATGGCTGTTGGTTCAGGATCCACCGCAGCCGCAGCGGCAGACACCGCGCTTGGAAGCGAACTGGGTCGAGTAACGCTGAGCTCCGCATCTGCATCTGGTCAGACTTCGACTTACGCAGCTACGTTCCCACCTGGAACTGGAACTGGAGCGATCACCGAAGCTGGCCTGTTCAACAACTCCACTGGTGGAACGATGTTGTGCCGCACAGTTTTTAGCGTTGTGAACAAAGGCGCCAGCGATGCAATGAGCATCACCTGGGCTGTAACTGTCAGCTAATTCCCCGGAGTAAAGGTCTATGGCCGCTCTAACACTGAGGCATGTCAAGGGTTTCACCTTGACCAATGACGAGCTCGATGCAAATTTCACGGCGCTCAACACTGAGCTCGGGCAGAAGCTCGTCGCCTCAAACCTGTCGCCTTACCTACAAAGCGCGACAGCAGCCAGCACCTACCAAACGATTCTGGTATCGGGCTCCAGCATCAAGACGATTAACGGAACTTCCCTACTGGGATCCGGAGACTTCACGATCACGGCTGGCGTCTCGTCATTCAACACCAGGACTGGCTCAATCACGTTGAGCTCTGGTGATGTGACGGGTGCATTAGGGTTCACGCCTTACAACAGCACCAACCCATCGGGCTATATCACCGGCATCACTTCGGCCATGGTGACGACGGCTTTGGGATTTACACCCTACAACAGCACGAACCCGAACGCCTACATCACCAGCAGCGGCTCGATCAGCGGTAACGCGGCGACCGCATCCGTGGCCGTCATGCATCAGGTCACGGACAGCCGAGGCACCACCACGACGCCGCAGACGCTGGGTAGCATGGGTGTGTTGTTCGACTTCAAGCAGAACACCACCGAGGGCTTGAGCGACGGGGGCAATTACTTCGGTGAAATGACTTTCCGACAGTACGGCAGCGGCACCGACTGGTCGGGCGGTCTGTCGCACCAACTGGGCTTCACCGACAACGGAAACATCTGGCAGCGCAGCGGCAGCGGCACCACATGGGGCAGCTGGAAAAAGCTGTGGGACACCAGCAACCTGACGAACCTGAACCAGCTTACAAACGGGCCGGGCTACATCACAGGCATCACCAGCGCAAACGTCACCACCGCGCTGGGATTCACGCCATACAACAGCACGAACCCGAACGGCTATATCACCAGCGGAGGATCGATCAGCGGTAACGCGGCGACCGCGACAACCGCCACAACGGCCAGCAACCTAACAAACTTTACCGCCGCCA